TTCCACCTTTTTCCGGTTTCTTCGTAGTGGTTCCACACCAGCCGGGGCTCCGACTTTACCGCCACGGCGGCAGCGATCTTGTCATTGAGCGTTTTGGCGCTGAGGGTGCCGTCCGGGGCAATGTCCAGATAGTCGCCCACCTTCACGCCGCCAAGCACGGCAGCAGTGGCGGGGCGAAGGGGCATGTACTGCTCAAGCAGCTTCCTGATCTGGTCCTGCGTCAGGTAGTCTGACAGGTCCACCTCTTTGCGGGTATCGACCCACGCGCCGGTGTCACCGTCCCACGTCCAGATGGTATCGGTCGTGCCGACCACTGCCCACCAGCCATTTTCGCCCACCGGCACAGCAGCCTTGAGGGCTTCCGGCGTGGCGTACCACCCCTGTGCACCGATGGTGATGGTGCGGACCTGCTCAAAGTATTCTTTTGTGCCCTGCAAATAAGTAGCAGACTGAGATTCCGAACGCTTTGAATTGGTTTCGCTTGTCTTGGCAGCAGCAGCAGACAAAGCTGCATTTTCAGAGTCAGCTTTTACAATTGCAGAAACATCTTTTGCGGCATTTTTTGCAGCCTGTTCTGCTTTTGCACGTTCTTCCGCAGCGGAATTTGCCGCAGAAACGGCTTCTTCTTTTGCGTTAATGGCCCCTGCAACTGTGCTCAGCTCGTTTAAAGTGGATGCGTTGATCGGTGTGCCGTCCTTTATGGGTTCGTCGTTTCGGGCGAGCGTTACAACTTCAGACGACCCATCCTCACGGACTAACGTCCACCTGCCAGGATATTTTGATATGCGGTCTTCAAAAACCATATTGGTCCTCCCCAGCCATGTATTCGCCAGAAAAAGTAACGTAAGTTTTGGCGATTGATTCTATGTCTGATAAAATGCTTTCAAGTTGGTTCATTGTCTCGAATCCAAGCCTATCCATAGACGTAGGTGTCGGCGCAGTTTTGGCGTCCCCCGAGTTTTTTGAACGAATGGATTCGATATTTGACAACCACCTAGCAGCATCCGACGTGGTAAGATACCCGTTTATGTTCCAGTCCGTCTTGACATCTACGTCCGCACCGAGAAGTGAAGCAAGCTCTGATATGCCGGTTTCTATTCTCGAAAAATCTCTGTAGTCAAGAGCCCCTTTCATACCGGAAAGCCACTCCGCTTTTTCCTCATCCGTCCAGGTCCCGTTCACAGCTTTGCCGTAAATGAACTTTAGGCGGTCAACATCGTCTTGGCTTCTGTCTGTAATCCAAATCGCCATAGTCCCTCCTTAAAGCAAAATCTTTTTGCCGTTGCCGACTTTAGTCGTGGACGGAAGCGTGAAAGCAGGGCTGAACTTGTTAGAGCTCCAAGCATTGTACTGCTCTGTGAGGAAAAAAATCCTACCTGCACTAGACGTTCCAAGACTGTAAGTCCCAACGAGTTGTCCCACGATATGGTTTCCATCAAAATCTCGTAGCGCAGGAGAACGTGACCATCTGCGGATAATGTGATAGAGGGAGTCATCGTACGATTGGACAAAGACACTTCGAGCTTGTTTTGGCAATACAGAACCCTCTTTTTTGAAAAATGGGTTACTCCCATTTACATAAACATCCGCATTTTTGTCGTCTGGGTCAAACATTTCATAAATAGACGGAAGAAAGACATTGCGAGACAGCGTTCTGATTTCCGTAGTGCTACCGCCTACCGTGTAATAGAAAGAGGTAAGCCCCATTGCGGACTTGACGGTATCGCTAAATCTGTTTGCGTAATCTCCTTTCAACAGCCTGTCGATGGAGCTTCCGTCGTATGTATTGACGTGCGTCTGGTTCCACACTGTTTCAGCAAGAGGTTCTTTCCTGATAAGAAGCGTTCTTCCGGGACCATTTAATCCAGGCTCATACTCATGTTTTGCAACAACAAACTCTACATCCGCACCACTTTCTTGAATGTAAACAGACGATCCTTCCGGCATATCCGACAAAGACGGAGCCTGACTGATAACGTTACACTTTGCAGATACGGAAGATACGAAGGCTGTGACTACGGCATCTCCACTGGAAACAAAAGAAATGTCGCAAGCAGAAACGCCGCCTTTATTGGAAACGACGGAAATGGAAACAACGCCGGGAGGAGATGCTTCCCATCCGATTGCTGGGGAATCCTCTGAGGAAGGAACAAGCGTTGCGATTAAACGAACAGTCTCTCCAGGAGCCACAAAAACGGAGCCCTTGTCAAGTCTAAGGGCACTCGCGCTTTCCACCATATATCCTTCCATCGTCCCTTTAAAACAGCCATTAAAGGTATACTTGGCATCCGTAACGAGAACGTTCGATGCATATCCAAACTGATGGTTTGTTCTCACAAAAGACAACGCATCAATATGAGGGCTTGCACGAAATTCCAGGTTTACCTTTCTTCTGTTAGAAAGAAGTGCGTATGTTTCAGTCAACGCATTTTTTGCGCTAGAAGATACAGATTTCGATACAAGCGGATTATTGATACTTTGGGTCGCTCCATTCCCACTAGCTCCGGCTGGATAAAAAACGGATTCGCCGCCAACCTTGCACGATACGTTTTTTATTTTTGTCGAAAACGTTATTTCTGGGTATTTAAAGCTATTCAAAAGCGATATTTCCTCGATACCAGACCTCGTGACTGGAACAAGAGGGACACGTTCAATGTGAATGACCCCATCTCTGGATTGGTAAAGAGCCATCCCGGCTGCGTTTGCAGCAAGCTGAAGAATGTCTGCGTTTTTGTAGGAAGAAGTATCGGAGGAAATGTCGCAAGAATAGTCCTTTAATTCTTCCGAAATTTCGTAAGATATCCCGGGGACATCCAGAAGTTCCAATGCATCAAAGCACATCTGATACAGCGTTCCGCTCGTGTGCCCGGTATAGATGGAATCTTGGAGGAAAGACAGAGCGTCTCTGGCATCAAACGACGCCGTTATGCCATTTGCTGGAATTGTCCATCCAGAAAGAAAGAACTTTCCTCCGTCAATCCATTCGATTGTATCGCCCATGTCCATGCCGTACTGAACCGAAATCTCTTGACGTTCATAAAGATACTTGTAAAGTCCACCTGGATTCACGGGGTTCCAGCGTTGTTCGGAGTTGTCAGCAGAAAACGAAACGGAATCTTTGGAAAGCTGCCCAGAAATTGGGTCGCGTTTTGATTCGTGCGTATAAGAGAGTAAATCTGTTTTGTTGAATCGAACACGCTGCCCAAATTCAACTTGCTCCACTCTTGCTCTGCGGCCCTGGACACACCATTCCAAAATTTCTAGGCTAATTGAATCATACCCGGAAATCTCAAAGTCCACAGAGGATTCGACCGACTGGTTATCGTCAACTTGTTTTGACAAAACAAGCTCGTTACCATTGTAAGCCGTCAATTTAAAAGATTTTGCAAACTCGTTTAAAACGGACGACCATATAATCGTAACCCCTGGAATCTTTTCGGAATGTGTTTTGCTAAAAGAGATAGCAATAATCGGATGGTTTATGTCAGAAACGCAGTCTGCGCTTACATAGCCAGTATTTTCATAGGGTTCTGAATCCGGGGCCAAAACCTTACTCCCGTCAAGAACCCATAAATTTGGTTCTCCTGTGGCATAGCAGACCGAAGGAACGAAATCTAGGTCGGTAACTGACAAAGCGTTACTGAACGAGACCTGATTAGAAGAACTGGCAATCGCATCCGTCTGAGCCTTGTCGTCAGAGGCGTGGTAAGTAATACGGACAAACATCTCTGGAACAAGCGTTTTGTCGTATTGGTCAAGCCACTTGTCGGAAGGCTGAAAGTCCATGAATAATCACCTCTCTTAAACTTCAACGAGGCTAAGGGCCGCTCCGACCCATCCCATAACGTTTCCGTTGGACGGGGAACGCCTCCACATTCCAGCGGTTCTATCGGAAACATACATTTGTCTTGTCGTGTAGCTTGCAGTTGCTTGGTTATAAAACCGAACAGTGCAGTAAAAGTTTGTGGTGAACGGCCCGATGATGTCCGCCCACTGTCTTGCGGTAAGATAATTCCATTTTAGGGAAATCTTCGCAACATCGTGCCGCACCACAGACCCAACGACTTTGCCTTGTACGTTTCGTCCGGAATCGACTATAGTGCTTGTTGTAGCGTCGTAGGAGGAAGGCTCAGGCAGCTCTCTGCCATTTACTGTGACGAGAGATTGCATAAAACGTAAACCTCCTTAGTAGCTGTAAACTTCGTCTCCCATAATCTGGAACCCACGCTCAGACTGCCGTTTCTCAACGTACGCAGTGATTTGCTTGCCGTCAAGGTAAATCTTGAGCTCTTTCCCTCCGGTAAGTTCGTCTCCGTACCGCTGGAAGATGTCAAGGAATGCGTTATAGCAACCATCGTGGACGGCACTGCGGAGCTCTGCGGGGCTCGCTCCGCTAGCAGAAGAACTTGGATAATAGCTTCCAACAGATGTGCTAGAGCCGTTAGCAGAATCATAATCGCTCGTGCCGGGGTAGCTTGAGTAGTTGTCATTCACAGACGGGCGGGAGCTTGTTCCGTACTTTCCAACAAGCGTTCCGACAATTCCTGCGATGGCGGCTGCAATTGCAACGCCACCAGCAATCATGATGACACCAGTCGGAATACCTAAAGAGGTCAAGACACTGCCGATAGTCTGCAAGATGCCCATAAATGCAGCTCCAATTTGACCGATAAGCCCGGCAATGCCAGCGATGATAGACGGGAACTGACTTAAAACGCCAGAAGAAAGGCCAATACTGATCGCCTTGCCGGATGCCGAGATTGGTCCAATCAGAGAAGAAAACGAGGACGCAATTTTACTTCCAAGACCGACGACCTGCGTGGAGATTTCGCCAAACTTGGATGTGATTCCATCCAAAATGTTCTTTCCGACAAGTTTTGCAGAAGAAAACGCTTTGGAACCAACGGTTTTAAGAGCACTGGTAAGATTGGAAACCAAGTCGGAAGCATAAGACTTGACCTGTTTTCGGTTTTCTTCCCCCATTGCCTTCCAGATGATGGCTGCTGTGTTTTCGGCGACGGTTTGGATATCGCCTTTTTTGACCGCATCGATCATGCCCTTAAGCGTGCCAATAAAGTCGCTCTTAAGGCCGTTGTCGATTTCATTCCACTTTGCGTCAAACGTATTGACCATGTTATCAACAAAGCCGTTTGCAACGTCTGCGCCATAGTCAATCATCTCGTTGCCCTTCTGCTGAACCGCATTTGCCAGATTGGTCATAGCTTGTTCAACGTAAGGAAGTGCTGCAGTGATACCGTTTGCAAGGCCTTGGTCAATAAATTTACCAAAGCGCTCAAACAGAGCGGAGGGAGAGTGAATTTCAGTATCTGTCGTGAACTTGTCAATGATAGCTTTTGCAAGATTTGCCGCAGCGCCTTTTGCGGTTTCAATGCCGCTTTTGATACCATTTACGAGGCCCCGCCAAATGTTTTTGCCTGCTTCAAACATTTTGGAAGGAAGAGAAGCAATAGCATTTGCAACGGCTGTTACCATATCGGAAGCAGCTTTTGCGGCATCTTTTGCCCACGTTTTGATATCATCAATAAATCCACGAACAGCTCTCGCACCGTTTTCGACGTGTTCATCGAGATGTACGAACCATGTAACAACATCCTTTACCCAATTGATAAGGTCAGCAAAACCAAGAACCGCCTTTTCGATGAAGTTACCGTTCATCTGAATATCAAGACGGTCGGTTTCGCTCACTCCATTGGTAATCCATCCGACAAACACTCCGACATCGTGAATCAGCTGAGCAATGCCCATAACGGCATTCTCGATGAAGTTACCGTTCATCTGTAAGTCAAGCCTGTCAGTTTCGGAAACACCGTTCTGAATCCATCCAATAAAAATTGCGAAATCATTGATAAGATTTCCAATGGCTGTAATTGCGCCACCTACAAAATCAGCAACTTTTTCGCCCATAGACTTGAAAGCATTGAACCAGTCCGTTTCCATCTCAAAAGCTTCTTTTTGACTTTCGCTACCAAGACCACGAACTGCAACAGTGATAGCTTCAAAACCAAGAACAGCAAGACCGGCTACAGGATGACCGCTAACAATAAGACCGATGCCCATAAGTGTTGTAATTAAATCACCAACATCAAGATCAAGGCCTTTTACAACGTTAGAGATTGTTTTGAACGCAGAAGAAATGCCCTCCTGCCAACTTTCTGGAATGAGATTCCAGATTACTTGCTTTAAGTTAGAAAAAGATTCTTTCAGGTATTTGATGGATTCTCCGAGTTTTCCATCTGTGAGTGATATATTCCAACCCTGCCTAAGCCCTTCCGCAGCAAGGTAAATCATAGCTCGAACACGTTCAAGGCCTTTTTGGAACGCCTCACTGTTTTGGTATAGGTCAACAAAACGAGCAACCATGATGCCAACAGCGACAGCTGCTCCCATAATGGGAGACTTCCAAAGTTTGAGAATGCCCTCAATCAAGGTTCCGTCGCCTTTGATTTTGCTAAGAGCATCCATCAAAGCGTTGCCAATAGCCCACGTTGCAAATCCGGCAGCGATACCAGCAACCAAAGGAGCCAACTTTTCCAATTTCGCTTTGACTTCATCAATCGTCGTACCGATGTAGTCCTTGAACATATCGTAGCCGGACAGGTCTACATCGCCCAAGATGTTGCCAGCGGATGCGCCACTGCCAGAGCCGGAACTTCCCTGCGTTGGATCAATAATGTTCAGTTCATCAAAGCCCATCGTGTAATCCTTGAGGGCTTTGGCGGCTTTCTTTGTCGAATCTGCCGTGTCATCCATTGCGTCACCAATGCCACCAACGCTGTCAGCGCTTTTAGTGAAATCAGTGAACACGACCTTCACGCCCATCAGCTTTGCCACCCACTCAACAAATTCTCGAATGAGCTGAACAGCGGCAATCAGCGGGGGGAGAATGGCTTTCAGGGCAGGGTAGAGCAGAGAACCAACAGACTTCGCTAGCATATCAAGCTGAGCTTTCAGAATCTTAATCTGGTTTGCAGGGCTTTGGATGGTCTGTGCAAGGTTGCCCTGCACATTGGCAGTCTGCTTCATAATGGCAATGTAACGCAGAACCGCCTTATCTGCCTGAGACAGACTAGAAACCTGCTTGTTAAAGCCCAAGGCAAGAAGCTCCTGCTGCAACCGTGCCTGAGACAGGTCGATGCCCAAACGGCGAATAGGCTCAATCTCACCAGAGATTGCGGAGGACATTGCAGTAAAGGTCTCTGCAACGTCCTTGTTCCAATAGGAGCCTTCGTCATAGGCAAGCTGGGTCAGATTCTTAGACAGAATGTATGCCTTGTCGCTAGTCAGACCAAACGAAGTGCCCAAGCTCTGGATGGTAGCCATGTAGGTCATCGCTTTGGTCGGGTCAACGCCAAGAAAGCCCTGCATCTTGCTAATGAGCGTATCAGCTTCACCGCTCAAATTGCCCATAGCATTATGAAACAGGTCTGTTGCTTCATAGAAATCGTTAAACTTCGCAACCGCGTTGCCAAGATACTCAGCAATGGCTTTCAGCGAGACCAGCTTTGCCATGTTCCGCATAAAGCCGTTCATCTGATTGGACAGGCTGAGATAGCTCTTGCGCTGCTTTTCGTTGGCAGCAGTCACACGGTTTGCCTGTGTCACAACCTTGCTCAACTGTGGCGGCAGCTTTGCAAAGGCGTTGCCTACCTTGTCAAGCTGAGATGCAAGGGGAGCAAGAGCAGCAGAAATCTTCTGACAAGAGCTTGCAAAAGAATCAAGGTCAGTCGCTTTCAGCTTGTCGGTCAGGTCAGGAACCTTTCCGATCGCATTGAAAGCGCTGCCAAGAGCTTTAAGATTCGATGCGTCCAGAATGGACAGCGGAGCCAAAGCGTTAGTGAGCTGAGTAATGCTGCCAGACATGGAGTAAAAGTCCACGCCGTTCAAGCCAGACACAGCCGCTGGAATCTTCTTGATCGCATTCACGACCGTGTTGATGCTTTTTGCGCTTGCGGTCGGGTTTACGTTGGAAAGTCCATTTAGAAAGCTGGTGATTTTGTCCAGCCCGGACATTCCAGCGGATGCCTGTTTCAGCGTTGCAATAGAACCAGCCAGCTTGTCAAGGCTGTTCACAACCTTTGCCACGTTGCCTTTTGTCCGCAAATTAGAAATGGCAGTAGCGAGCTTGTCGATATTAAGCTCTGCGCCATGCGATTCCGCAGAAATCTCTACGGATAAGCTCGTAATATCAACATCAGCCATCACTACCACCATCACTTTCCATCATAGAGAACATCATTCTCTTGATTCGCTCTTGCGCCTCAACTGCGCGTTGGTATTCATACTCGTCTTTCTCCTTTTGAGTAAGGGGAATCGGTCTATCCATGTACTTGATAGGGCTAGACCCTTTCTTTCGGAACATATTGCCAACCGTAGAGGAAAGCGCAGATGCCATGTAAAAGCCATTTCTCCACGCTTCTGTGTTGGCTCTGCGTTCCCGCAGCTCCTCTGCGTCACGGTAGGCCTTTGCCAGCCAGACATCGCCGTACCAGAACTGGTCATAGGTCATGCCGATGGAGATGTAATAGGCTTCTACATCGTGGAACAGCTTAGAGAAAGAGAATGGCTCTTCCTCTCCGTCTGTTTCTTGAGATTGTGCGGTTACACAATCTCCCACGTTGCGTTTTTTGCGGTCTTGTCCTCAGTGTCAGTTGCCAGCAGGGACTTGGAAGCGTCCATGAACATCTCAAGCAGAATGCCCATCAGGTCTTCCTTCTCCTCGATGTGCTGGAACATCTCGTCAACGACCTTGCGCTTGATGCCCTTGTTCCGTGCGATGAAAGCACCGTAGAACAGGGCACGAGAGTTGGACAGCAGGTTGGTCATCTGGGTGTACTGGCCAATCTGAAAACCCGCACGTTCGGTTGCTTCCACGCTGTCACGAGTGAAAGTCAGCTCGTAAGTGTTCTTACCATCGGGGGAATGAAAGTTGATAACTTTAGCAGCCATAATAAATGCTCTCCTTTATAAATAGGGGCAGAACCAAATCCGTTGTTCAGTTCTGCCCGGTTTGATTGATTCGATTTATGCTGTTTAGCCGCCAGTGACGGTCAAGGTCTCGCTGAACTCAGGCTTCTTGGTGAAGATGCAGTTGATGGTCATTTCCACAACCTCGTCCACGCCAAAGCCGGACAAGCCAACCTGATGCATACCCTGCCAAGAGAAGCCGGAGCCGTCCTGCATCTTCAGGGCATAGTACTTTACGGTGTTGCTATCGGAAGTCTCATCGTAGCCAGCCGCCTTGACTTTTGCATAGTCAGTCTTGTTGTAGTTGGCAGTGAAGGGCTTGATGTCGCTCTGGATAATGCCGAAGATGTTAACCTGCATGGGGTCAGACAGGGTGGTAGCATCCAGAAGGTTCGGGTCGGAGATCAGGTCGGGCACATCCTTGATGTCGCACAGCTTCGTCAGAGCGGTTGCGCTGTCGCCACAATATAGGGTGGTATTCAGGCCGGAGATAGCAGTACTCATAGAATGTTTACCTCCTTAGTTTCGGTAAATCATTCCGTCCTCTCCGATTGTTGCCCCGTAGCTGCAATCAATCCGATAGACGGAATTGTTATACAGCCCATTCAACGGGGCAAACGATTTGCGATAAAATTTAAGCGGTTCAAGAACAGAATCCACGATTCCAACGATGGAACGTGCTTCTGCAATGCGTCCGGTGTTCTTATTGGAGTAGACCCGCACGCGCAGGGAAACGGCAGCGTACTTGCTGTGACCGGAAGAATCAATGTACACAGGCAGATTACTGTTTTCCTCTATCTGCACACACGGAAACTTCTTGACATTGCTGTCATTGATTTCACCAGTAACGAAGATGCCGGGAACTTGCTTTCGCAGCTCCTTAGCAACAGCCGTGAAGATAGAATTGAAATAATCGATCAACTATTCCAAACCTCCCTCCACGTTGCTTCAACTTGAGAAGCCATTTCCTCAACAGCTCCCCACATAGCCATAGCCGGTTCGTTGCCGTCGGTATAATTCAACTGGCCTTTGCCATCCACCTGTTTGACAGGTGTGCCAGCATTGCCGGGGTCACCGTAGTAGTACCATCTGCGGTTTGCACCTTGCCCTTTGCCGTAGGAGCCATGAGCACCAACGCCGGGCGGTAGTTCACCGCCATATCCGTTGTGATGTGCGCCAGTGCCAAACTCGATGAACGCAACTGACTTGCCCTCTGCAACGATGGTGCAGGTGTTTCCATTCTGCTCAACACGGCAAGAGACATCGTTACTGCCGGCATATTCTGCACTTGCAAAGCGAACTTTCGCCACGTCAAGCCCTTTGTCAGCCAACGCCCTTACAAACTCCTGTGCCTTTTGGTTCAGGGTGGCCTTGTACTCCTGTATCTGACGTTCCGCATCACGAAGTCCGGCATCGCTCAACCTCACTTTAATTTTCACTTGCAGCCACCTCTTTCAGCGCATACAACGTGTCCGTGATATGCTCTGCGACCTTGACCACAGTGTAATTGAAGGGCTTTGAAACGTCCGCCTGAAACCAGACGTGTGTGCCTTCATAAAGCGGTGTGTTGCGCTTTTTGCTGGACGAACTGACAACGTAGCTGTAATCCGTGAACGCTCCAAAAGGGTTTGCTTCCGCAGAACCAGTAGGAGGGCTGACGTTCAGCATCAATTTTGCGGGTTCGCTCCACGATTCGTATGCGGATTCGCCAGTCTCGTTTCCCCACTCGTCCACAACAGGCTTTTTCTCGCCGACTGGGTTTGAATACCACAGCGGGCGTTTGTCCAGCGGGCTTCCATTGAACATCAGCCGATAACACCTACTCTCGGAACCACTTCATTCAGCAGGGACTGCGCCACATCGGAACTTTCCCACACACGAGTAATGCCATTGTTGGTATAGCTCGTCTGTCCGTTTGCGCCGATGTGGTTGTACAGTTCTGCTGCAATGCGTATCTGCAACGACTGATACTGCAAGGGCAACTCGTCCGGTCTGCTGCCGAAAGGGTAGCCCTGCGCAAATATCTTGTCTTTGGCGAAATCAAGCAGCAGGTCGAAGAGTGGGTAGTCCTCGTCCGTGATTTCACGGTCAAGTGCAGGGGCGATGTACTGCCCTAGCTTGACTGCCGCTTCGGAATACTGGTCTCCCATGCTGCTTTCCTCCTTTCGCCTTAGTAAGCCTTGATGCAGTACACAGCGTCCATGCGCTCAAAGGACGGCAGGACGATTTCGGAGACGTAGATGTTGGTGTTGACAGGATGCACGGTCTGCTCGGTGGTAACCGCAACGCCAGTGTTCACAACGGAAACCTGTGCGTTGGAGATGCCAGCCATCAGGTCAGCTTCCTCAGGAGTGGCAACATAGTACATATTGCCCAAAGAGCCAGAAGGGGCCAGTACGACATAGCCATCAGGCAGATACTTTTCGGCAGCGGCGGTCTCCTCCGGCTTAAACATCTTGTCGTACAGATGGATGCGAATGCCGGATGCGCTTTCGACAACGGACCGTGCCTCAGAATCGACAAGAACAGCGGTGGTGGTCTTCATGACCGTCAGGAACCGGTTCTTGATTTCATCCGCAGCAATCATCTTGTGGAAAGTGTTGGTGTTCATGTAGGCATCGGTGATAATCTCACCAGTGTTTGCCAGCACGGTGTTTGCGGCAGTAGTCATCGTTGCGATGGGGGTTGCAGTGGTAGGAGCATCCCACTTCTCCTTGGTAGTCAGAGCCTTGTAATTGGACTGCTTCCAAGTGCCGTCAGGGTCGTAATCGTAGACGTAACTCACGCCGTTGGATTCGATGGAAATGCCAGGCTTGCCATCCTTGGGAGCCAGAAGCTGCCATACCATGCGCTCAGGAACGATACGAGCACCAGTGATAAGCTGCGCAGTATCATCGTAGACACGATTGATAACGTCTGCCGCAAACTCCTGATTGGTAGCCAGAACAGAGATAATCTTGCGGCGGTCTTCTTCGTCAATGTGAGTGCCCTCACGGAAGAACGGCATACTGGTTTCGGTCATCTTGATGCCCTGACGAGTACGGAACGTAGCCTTAGTGTCGAACACGCTAGGCTTCAGCGAAACGCCAACGCCCTTGTGACCACGCAGCCACTTCAGTTCCATGCTGACCTTCTTACGGGCAGGGAACAGAGCATCAGAAGCATAGGGCTGCGCATTGGTCGGGTCATTCGTCCAGTAGGCGGCAATCGCAGCAGGGGAGAAGATCTCATTCAGATTCAGTGCCATAATTTAGTCCTCCTTACTCGCTCTTTGCGCCAACATCGGTACGGCAGAAAACGGCGGGAACAGCCTTTTTCAGAGCGGCAATATCGTTTGCAGAATAGGTAAAGCCGGACAGCTTTGCCTTGTCCACATCAATAACGCCCTGAATCAGCAGTGCGCCATTGGGGTTGACGGCAGGGTCAACGGTGTGCAGCAGAATGCCACTGGCATCGGTAGCCGCATCGGTAGCGCTGGTGCCAGTGGTGGCAGCAGCTTTCAGGCCAGTCTTTGCCATAGGATAGCCAGCCGGAACAGCATTGGTCTCCTTGACGGTAAAGGGAATGGCAACGTAGGTATCAGCAGCCAGAATAGTGCTTTCAGGAGCCGATACCGGAGTATTGGTGTACTTCATGTTTTCCTCCTTAATGGAAAGCAGTCATTGCGTCACTCGATGCCTTGTTTGCGTCTGCACGCTCCTTCGCAAAGCGTTTAGCAAAGGAAACACCTGCGCTATCTGCGCCGTCACCATTGCCATCCGCACCCGGGGGCGTGGGCATATCCTTCAACAGAGAAGCCTTGTATGCGGTGTCGTGGGCAGTCATAAACTCCGACTGGAACTTAAAAACCTTGTCCATGTCACCGTCAGCCAGTGCAGACGCAGCCTTGTTGGCAAGTTCAGCGTCATAACCCTGTGCAACGAACTTCTCACGGTAAGATGCAAGGGTCTTTTCCTTGACAAGATTCTCCTTGTCGGCAGTCAGGGCTTCAATCTGCTTCTGCATCTCTGCCAGCTTGTCAGCCTGTTCCTGTGCGGCATTCTCGTCATCGGTACGCTTTGCCTTGAGCTGCTTCTTGTACTCGGCAGCTTCGCCATTGGCTTTCGTCACGGCGTTACGCAGCTTCTCAACCTCTGCGCTAGGGTCTGCAACCTTTTCAAGCGCAGAGATGATTTCATCGGCGGTCATGCCCTCTTTGTAGGCATCACCAAGCAACACATTGAGTTTCATATCGTTAATTTCCTCCTGCGTTTTTTTACCGTTGCTTCCCTGCAACGCTGCGAAATTTATATCCCGGCTTCCCTGCCGTGTTTATGGCAAAGGACTATTCGCCCTCTGTTTCTTTATTGGTATCGGTAGTCTGTTTGTCTTCCGTGTTCCCGACATTTGCGTCGGTAGCATTCTGTTTGGGCTGTTCCTGCGGCTTCGGTGCTTTCCCATCTTCGCCCAGCTTGCCAGCGGCAATCAGGAAGGGCTTGCTCATTTCGTAAGCAGCCTGCGGGTCAGGAAACAGACCGGGCGTGGTGAACGCCAACTGCGGGTCAATCGGCTGCTGAATCATCTGCGCAAAAATCTGAACCTTGCTCTGCTGGTTGTCGTACTGACGGCGTGGCAGCTTGATGTTGATGTCACTTGCCATCAGCTTAGAACCAGCCGTGTCACGCAGGATTTTCAGCATTACAGATAGGCTCTGACGTTCAGCATACTTGAACATATTCTCGTACTGCTGCGCCCTTGCTTCGGTGTGATTCCAGCCGTTTCGGACGATAACTGCGCCCACATTGTCGGATGTTGCATTCTCGCTGCCAGTGGCACTAGGCATGGCAGTCAGACTGCGGTATACATTCAACATGGAGTCAAGCAAAGTCTGACTTTGCTGCTGGTCAAGCTCGTTTGCAATCTGAGAAACAGAAGCGGGCAGACCAGAAGTGGATTTCAGGCACATTGCACCAAGTTCTTTTACTTGGTCGAGAGCATCCTTGTCCACAAGGCAGTTGGTAAACACCATGATGGACTGGATGAACTGCGCCACACCGTCCAGACGGTTGCTTTCAAGGTCGTTGATGGCATCCAGCACAGGAATCGCCGGTTCAAACAGACCCATACGCTCCGGGTTCAGCTTGTATTCGACCATCGGCAGCATTCCAAGGGAGTGGTTCTCCGATTTCGTAACCTTGCCGTTGTCGATTTCAAAGTACTGGTTTGGCGTATACACGCAAATCAGGTCGTTCAAGTCATTCTGATAATTGCGTGGGATGTGCAGCACGTTGGCAATGGGCTTATGCCCGATGCCGGAGTTGTAAATCACATACGCCATGTCCGGGTCTGGAACGTCCACCAGCAGGGGCGTTTCGTCCGGGTAGTTTCCGTTGTATCCCTTGTCAGGAAGAACAATGCGGTATCCCTGTCCGCACTCTAGCATCCACTGCCAGAGCCGCCGATCGAGCGCATCCTTACCCTCATACTGCAAGGCGTTGGACAGGCGGGCGATTTTCTCACCGTCACCAGTTGCCGTTTCAGACCGCACATAAGAGCAGGGAGTACCGCTCATGTAGCCGGTGTAGAAGCCCACGCACTCGTTGGCATGGTTCTCTACAATGCGATTGGTGATTTCAGCGTGGTACTCCTTCGTGCGGTTGAGGACAGGCTGGCTACCCAAGTAGTAATTGTGCAGAAAGCGAATCTCGTTCTTGTTCAGCAGATGAATAGGCTCTGCCTTGCCCATGACCACTTTCAGCACGTTTGCCTGATTGATTTCCGTCTCCGGCGTTTCAATCGGTCTGCGTCCAGTCAGCGGCTCATTCAGAAAGCCGCCAACAATCATCTGATACTCAGCCACGCGTTCCTCCTTTCCGGCAAAATAAAAAGCGCAGCAAGACAAACCGGTTAAGGTCTATCTCACTGCGCCAAAACTGCGCTTCAAAAGCTATTTACTTTTCCGGTGGATGGATGATTTTTACCCATCCTTCCCTTGTGTCTCCTTCGATAACGCCCTTGCATCTGTCACACTTGAAATGGTATCGTCCGTCTACTTCGCCAAGATAGCGGTTGCAGCGGACGTTCTTATAGATTGGGTTTTGCCTGATACAAGGGCAACAGATTCTAACTAACATGAGCGCTCCTTTCGTTGGATTTCTGGAAACAGGCTGTTGAGCACAGACCTGTCAGAAGCTGCTGGGAAACTATTCGCACTTCCAGCCGTGCTATTCTTCGCCCGAAGAAAACCATTGCAGCCCTTACATTCAGTTGTCAGACAGACGTAAAACGGGGAAGCTGCAATTTTGGTGCTACATAATGGATTTGAACCAATGTATGCCCGGTTATGAGCCGGGTGCTCTAGCCTGACTGAGCTAATGCAACATAGAATCCCGGCTTAATTGGTTAACCGCTGCTCTTTGCAATGTCATGCCTAACCATTGCATCGAGAGCCGGGAGTAGCGGTGGAGGATTCAGAGAATAGAAAGCCAAGCAAAGAAGATGGTTGTGCTGCGTAACGGAATCGAACCGTTGCTTGCCAGCCGTGGGGGAGACAGGCTGGCGTTCCCTAAACAATTGGAAACGCAACATATAAAGCCCGGTGAAGGTGAAAGAGTGAGAAAACCTCCACCGGTGAAAGGAGGAATATGCTTGTTGACGCGCACGCGAGTAAAATGACAAAACCCCGCGTGCAAGCTATTCCTTTAAGGGAAGCTGCAAAACTTCCTGTGTACATTATAAGCCTTGTCAAGTGGTGAAATCAAATAAATAGACCCAGCGAACACAATATATTGTGTTTTTAATCAAAATGGCCTCTTGACAGGCTCAATTTTACTGATCCCGTTATACAATTCATCGGCAAGCTGTGCCAGACTGTCCGGTGCGTCATCGTGCGGAACTTTGCCAAGCTGCGTGAACATCGTCACCTGTTCCATGAACGCCTTGTACTCTTTCGATTGATGTTTTTCGTCAAGGAAGTAGAATCGCTTGATGTCCGGCGCATACTGGATGATTCTGGATAGCTTGCTTTGACCACTTGGCGCACGCTGGCTACGAACAGAGCAGTGATAGCCCTGCTGTCGAAGCTGGCTGTCCACCACGTCACAGTATTCGTCACCGCCGTTGTTGGCTTCGCCACGCACCACGTTGATTTTGTGCTGGATGATTTTGCCCACGACTTCCGGTCTGGTCACGGTCTTATCGCCGTTATTGAACACGAGATCAGGGATGAACACGGCATCCCCGTACACATAAGCGATAGGGCAAGCCGTGAAGTCTCCGCCGCCCCATGCAATGTCCATGACCATGAGCTTGCGATCAGGCTCTCCATCAGGCAGGATGCCGTTGAAATACCGCAGTTCATCGGCAGGGAACAGCAGACCTTCACGGACATAGGGCTTACCCATGTACTTTGCCCACCATGTTGCATCGTCAATGCTGGCTTTCATATCGGCATAGTAGGCATCGTCAAAGCCAACGCCATAGTCATAATTGAAGTTGCTGTGTCCGTTTTCGTCCACCGCAGGAATGACCCGGAATCGGTACATCGGGTTGTCTGCATACTGGTTCTGGATGCGTCCCAGAGGGTCAAGCACGTTCCAGCGTGTACCGACCATCAGCTCTAATGCGCCCTGCTTTTTGCGGTCTTTTAGCTGGTTCAGATAGGCATCGTACTTATTGTTCAGACGCTCAACGTTCAGGCTTTCTTCCAAGTCCTCGATCAAGTCATCGCTGTACAGAACGCCGCCCTCGCCGATTTCAACAGCACCAGTCAACGTGCCGCCGATGGAACGACAGGTCAGGGTAGGGAACCGCTTCTTTCGGTTCAGGTCAACGCTTTCGTCCTTTGCGCTCTTGTCCACAAGCTGAACGTCAGGGAAGATTTTGCCCCAGTTGTAGGTTACAGGGTCGGTGATGATGGACAGCACTTCGCCGTAGAAGCCGTTGGTCAGCTTATCAGAGTGCCCGCTCATAACCGATGCAACGTCAGGACGGTTGCCCATCAGCCATGTGATGAAAAATATACAAAGAGTTGATTTTCCTGTTCTAGGAGCCATAGAAATCCCCAAGAAATCTACACGATGGAAAAACAAATCCTCTAGGTCATTAACAATCGTGTGGAGAATGCGTCTGCGTGGCTGGTAGAACTTCTTCTCTGGCGCACGGTTCCATTCAAGGTAGATGCAATAGCTGTCGAACACATCTTTTGCTTCAAACAGGTACGTCCGGCTGATAATGTCATAGACCTTCGCCACGTCCTCGCCTGTTTTCATCTTGCCCATCATGGCTGCACAGACGGAGCGCAGCTCACCAGAGTATTTGTAGGCATCGAACCGCTTGTCCTGCGGCAGAGCGTCTCTAAGGTTCACCACCGCCTGAAACCAGTCCTCATAGACCTGCGCTTCGGTCGGATTCTGCTTTGCATACGCTTTGATGCTGTCAATGATGGCGATACACTGCTTTGGCTGCATAAAAAAATAGGCACCCCCTACCTGAAAATGTAAAGAGTGCCTACAACTGCACAAAAATCAAATATTCGGTTTTATAATGCGATTTCAGAAAATTTCTTTCTAAAAATCAATTAAAAGAACTGCCCGACCGTTTCTAGCCCTTTTTCTACCTTCTTCATTATGCTGTTTTCGGAGAGATATTCCATGCCTTTCAAGGTAATCTGCGGGTGAATCGGCTCTACAATATGTGGGAACTTGTTCGTCAGGTCTTGCGTGTAGACCAGACCGCGAATGAAACCGTTCATTTGCAGTTCAATCATAATCTGCTCCCAGTCAGAGGCCTTCATCTTCATTGCTTTTGCAGAGATAAGCTCATAGTCAAATTCTTCATCGCCCTTGTGCTTATCCAGCAGTTTGAGAATCTTGTAGATGGCATTAAAGTTGTCCATAAGCTACTCCTTTCACCTGTTCTGTTCAGCAATCCGATACCATGTCTGGCGGGTCACGCCAAGCTGTTTGGCGGCATCCGTGACCGTGAGAATACGCTTCTCCACCTGTTCATGGAGAACGTCAAAGAGGTTGCGGTCATACTCGGTGGGCTTGCGGCCTTCCTTGTAATCAGGGCGCTGGCTGGCAATATTCTTACCCTCTTTTGTACGCTCAACAATCATGTCACGCTCAAACTCTGCAAAGGCAAGCATAACATTACGAATCAGTTTTCCCGTCGATGTGTTGTTCATCAGACCCATATTCAGAATGTTCACGGATACATCTTTTGCAAGCAAGCTGTCAATAATTTCAATGCCGCCCTTCACAGAACGAGCAATGCGGTCAAGCTTCGCCACGATCAGCGTGTCTCCCGGCTGGATTTCAGCCATCAGCTTGTCCAATTCGGGTCGATGCAGCTTTGTGCCGGTGTAAACGTCCGAAAAGATTTTCTGTGCGCCGTTGGCTTTCAAAAGTTCCGACTGAGCTTCAAGGCTGTTGCCGTCAATCGCTTGTCCAGCGGAACTGACACGAGCATAACCGTAGATCATTCAGATTCACCGCCCTTTACTCTATGTCTATGCCTTCACAATTTTTGAACTGTGCGTCACGAGGAACAACTACAATTTTATAGCCCATCATATTCAGCATTTCGTTTAGCTTATTAACGCTAATATTTTTTTGAGAAAGACGTTCGCTTAAAGTTGGCTGTTTAATTTTAAGCCTGCTGCAAAGCTCCGCTTGCTTTATGTCCTCTTTTCTCATAACTTCCTTTACTGCTTCTCCTGCTTTCATTTTTGCGCCCTCTCTTTCTTGATGCCATTATATCAGATGAACCCTATAAAATCAAGACATTTCTGATATTTCCAAGATTTTCCAGCTAGCGTCCTTTATATTATATATAAATATACTCTAGTATGTATTTATACATACTAGAGTAGTATAAGGATGTTTACTTAGTTAATCACAATCAGGTAGAAAATTTTCTATAATAAGGAGTAATTCTAACAAACTTCATTTCCGTAAAACTTTGGGTCTTGACAAGCATATTTTCACGCTTTATACTTGTTCCAGCGAAAGCGAGGTGATAGGCTTGGCAAGACGAGCAGAAACCTCGGAACGTGATAAGCTGCACATGATAAGCACCCGGCTCACAGAGAGCCAGATCGCAAGCATGGAGAGCAGCGCAAAGGCATTGGGCATCTCAAAGGTCGATGTTATCCGAATGGGTATCGAGTGGGTAGCGTCCTACGTTGAGAACATCAAGGCATAAAAAAATAAGCTACCAGCGCCACCGTCCAAAGTTACGCTGATAGCTTATCCACATCACGAAACGAGAACCTGCAACCACCAAGGGGGCAGTCTCCCTTTTCGGAATCTATTATACCAAAAAGGGCTGCTCTCCGCAAGAGTTAGGAGCAAAAAACATGAACTTTCCCACGACAACCGAAGAATTTCTGAAAACCCTCGCACACGGCAAAGAACCGACCAGCGAGGACAGAGAGTACGCTGAAGCGCTGGGTAAGCTGTCCGAACTGAACTACCGGGCAGGGTACGAAGCGGGAGCAGCCAAAAAGGATAGCTAAGTTTTGTGAAAAATGCAGAAAACGGGAAGATAGTACAGATAGCAGTACTACGGATAGTGTTTCATACCTTGACTTAGCACAAAACATAGTTATACTAATATCACCAACAATCGAAAGGGGGTGGGCTAATATGAGCAATCCTTATGCTGAGAGATACAATCGCACATTAACTATCAGCTTGACGGAACGCCAGTTCAATCACTTGCAAGATTACTGCATCAAGAACATGGTTTCCTTGTCTTCTGCGCTGCGAGAATCGTTCTTCTTGCTTCATCCGATGCTTAATGAAAAGAAATGATACGCTCGCTAAAGTTTGCCGACCACAGCGAACGTATCATCAAAGCCACTGGAACAAGCTGTTCCAGCCTTATTATAGCAGGAATTGGCTTGTTCCGCAAGAACCATAGGAGTTTTTATGGAACAAAAGGTTAAATATGCTATCAATCTTATTAGCGAAAACGGACAAGTTGTCGTTTCCAGCCGTGAAGTAGCGAAGAACTTTGGAAAAGAGCACAAGCACGTTCTTCGCGACATCGAAAACTTGATGGAAGGAGAGCCCAAAATTGGACTGTCCTCTATGTTCTTCAAATCGGAGTACCTTTCAGTCCAAAACAAAGCGCTACCTGAGTATCTGATGAATCGCGATGGATTTACGCTCCTTGCTATGGGATTTACAGGCAAGGAAGCCCTTGAATGGAAACTCAAGTACATTGATGCTTTCAATCAGATGGAGCAGAAGCTGACCAACCCGGAGCCGGAATCCACAGAGATGCTGTTGAGCCGCGCTCTGATTGCCGCTAACAGTGTTATCGACACGGAACGTAAGAAAGTAAAGGATCTGGAAGCGGAAAACGCCAAGATGAAGCCTGATTCCGACTACGCAAAGGCGATGCTGCTTTCCGATGAAAGCCTGACTACCACGCAGATTGCCATGAACTACGGCATGAGCGCACGAAAGCTGAACCAGATTCTTAGAGGGCTTGGCATCCAACATACTGTGAACAAACAGTGGATTCCTTACCAGAAGTATCTTGGAAACGGATACGTTGTCGGGCATCCGATCGAGCTGCCGAACGGCAAGACGAAAGAGGTCACCCGCTGGACGAGAGCCGGTCAGAAGTTCATTTATAGCAAGCTTAAAGAAGCGGGCTATCTGCCTGTTGGCGAGCAAATCAGAATGGAGACGTGCTGATGGACTACTCGGAAGAAATGTTTCGGCTACAAGCTGAGAATGAAGAGCACAAAGCCGTTTTAGAAAAAAGCCATGAAATCCTTAATCAGGCATTAGAAATCATCATGCCAGAGGATAAGCGGTCAAGAGAAGTTGTAAGTGTAGCGCTAGCAACGTCCGTACAACATTTTTGCGAGGACAGCTATTCAATGGGATACAATGATTGTTTGCTTGACATTCTCAGGGAAAAGGAAGAAGTCAGCGCTCCTATCATGTTTCCAACACTTAAATCGTAAATAGCCCATAAGAAAAGCCAGTGGTTAGAGAGCATCTAGCCGCTGGCTTTTTGTATTACATTTGAATCGCTACGATTTCCCACGAAGAATAATTGGAAAGCCCAGAATATGGGTGAATTTCAAAGTTCTTTGTCTCTCCCGGTTGGATATCCAAGACATAATCAATATCTCCGCACACTGGAACTTCTTTTCCACTCTCATCTTTCATCTTATACAGAACGATGACTTTTGCGCTTGTCTTGTACGCACTATTATTAGTTACCTTTCCGGTAAATCTCGTTTCATAGCCGCTGCCGCGCTTTGAAGTATTGGTAACGGCCAGTTCACCGGCTCTTAAAACTTCTTTTCCCGCACTCGGCTGATAGTTATAGTCCTGAGCCGAAACAGCCATTTCGATACCAGCAGGGATAGTACCGTCATACTCGTATGTGAAGTATCCGGCATACCAGTAGGAATCATCTTCCGCAACCCAGTCCAAATATTCATCGTCTGTTTTAATTACGGAGCCATCCTCTGCAACGACTGCAATTTCAATATGTGGAAACCAAACCGCAAGATTTTTGTTGGTATTCTCGATTTCAAGAGCATAAGAAATATAAATCGTGCTACCGTCACGCCACGCATAAGACCCATGATTCTTAATGCCTAACGGTTCATACTGCGTTGCATTGGTCTGCTCAAGTTCAATAAGTCCAGACCATTCATCAGGCTTTTTTGCCGCAATTGCACTGATAGGCATAGTAAAAATCAAAGCTGCGGCAATGATAGCCGAAACAATCTTCTTTTTCATCTTTATGACCCTTCTTTATTCATCCACAAGGTCTGCGTACTTGACTTCGATGCGGGGCAGTTCATCGGTAGTGCTGGTCAATGCTCTAGTGATTTTTTCAAGCCCGGTGAACTCACCATAGACTGTGATAATATCATCTTCCAGAATCTTCACAGCATCGCCACCACGCTTATCCAGCATATAATACTCGTCATCGGCATAGAAGCCGTATCCGCTGTTGTCCGTGTAGGTTCTCCATGCTTTTTCGCTGCCGGAGAAGTTTGCGTCAATAATCTGCGAGACCTTTACCTTGACTACAATCTTAGTTCCTTCATACTTTTCAGGATAGCGGCACAGTTCCTTATAGTCCACAGTCTGGCACTCAGCCTTGTAATCCTCTTCGCTGATTTCCGGCACAGACGCAACAGAAGAAGCGGTGGATGCACTTGCCTTAGTGGTGCTGCTGCTTGCAGAGCCGTCAGAACTGCTGCTAGAGCCGCCAATGGCAGACAGAACAATCAATATGATAATGGCGATGAACCACCAGCGCTTGTAGATGGGCGGCTTGTTCTTACCGCCACACTGAGGGCAGACCTTTGCACTTGCGGCAATCTCTGCGCCACAGTGCTTGCACGTTGTCATTTTACTTTTAGCCATTATAGATTCCTCCCTTTCAATGCTTGTAAAGCAAGTATAGCACAAAGCACAGACCCTTTGTAGGGGTCTTTTTGTTTTTGCGAGAAATTTTTGAGATTGTGCATAGAGAGAAAGATTAAAACTTGTGCAAATCACTTCACTTTCTTCATCGGTCTGCCATTAGGAAGCTGCGGCGACTTGATGGCCTGTTCCCATGTCATCCCTTTCTTCTTCACTCTATAAGTAACGGTAGGAACAAGCAGCCCGTATTGTTCACACCATTCTGACAAAAATTTTGTTTCTCCATCCATCGTAATTGTCATGCCATGTTTTTTGTAAAATTCGGGTCTGTTGAACTCGCTTCGTGGACGCTGATTTGTCATCTGTTCTTTCATTGTTGCCCATCGACAGTTTTCGGGACAGTAATTGCCGTCATTGTTAATCCGGTCAATGCTTAACTCGTCACTATACCCATGAGCCAATGCCCAGTCTTGAAATGCCTTGTAATCGTCAACCCATTCATCGCAAATAGAAATTCCTCTTGCACCATAATATTTATAAGCAATCGACTTTGGATTATAGCATCTCTGGTGCATACCATACCAAATATTAGCGATTCGGTGATTTACGCATCCGTATGTTTTTGATTCCATCTTTCTTGCAACACAATCAACGCCGCAAGATTTTGTCGTTCCATTTGAAAGCAACGCGGAACGAATATTTTTAATATTCCCGCAGTCGCATTTGCAAAGGAACGTGCGGTTTTTCTTGTTATACGCACCTATAATTTCAAGATGCCCAAATCTGCGACCAATCCAATCTTTTGAATCATATTTTCCATAATTAAAATTGCAAGGGCATTTTTCGGCAATGCCATCAACCACTTTCTTTCCAGAGCGTTGCGACTTCTTGTGGCATCTAGTGCATTCACAAAGCCAACCATTTCCGCCTAAGATTTCAAGCACTTTCCAAGTGCCAAACACCTGTCCAACATATTTTTCGTCATGGTATGGGTACAGACGCGAATATGTTTTTTGAGCATCGGCTTCTTTTTGTTTTTTTCGGATTTTTTCACGTTCTTCTCTTGCGGCTGCGATTCTTGCGAGTTTGATCGCTTTGCGTTCTTCTTTCATACAAGCACAATGTCCAGAGTTTTTCCCAGTAACATAATCCTTGCCGTTACGGGTCGTTCTAATCGCCCCGCAATGAACGCATTTCAACGTCCATATTTGTTTTGCACTATTCCTCATATCATCTGCGGGCTGAACGTCAATAACTTCAAAATCTCCATACACTTTTCCAATTCGCTCTTTATAGAAGCCATCGCACCATTTTTCAAGAGACCATTCGGATTTTTCCATGTAATCCTCCTTATATCGTTATTTTCTGATTCTATTATACCACTTTTTTAGTAGAAGTACAATGTTTATTACACTATATGTGGGGCTTCTTTTATGTGGCAAGGATGGATGAAGTGTTCACCCACCCCACCCCCGGCTCGCCCCATATGCCCCGCCGGTGGAGACCCCAGCCCCAGCGCACCCGGACAGACTGCACAGCACAGGCAGCAGGGCAGGCCGTGCCAGATGCAGGACAGACCATGCAAGGCACGGCACACACGCCCGGACGCTGGACACGCTGCACCGGTCTGCACTCGATACCAGACAGGCCACGCCGGGCGATCGGGACGGCGGGCAACGTGTCCGAAACTGTGCAGATGCGGACAGCACGACTTTGCCATTTTTTTGCCAGAAAAATAAATCAGAAAAATCTTATATTTTTATCCAAAAAGGCTTGACATATAAGATATATCTGATATAATAGAATCAAGATAAGACATATCTGATAAACCACATCACGAAACACCAAAACAGGAGGACAAAAACCATGAAAAAGTCCTATAAATGCAGTGACCTCTATACCGCCACATTTGAGGACGGCGCGTTAATGACTGGCACACTTAACCAGCTCTATGCAGCCCAGAACAACCGCAGAATGACCATCAAACCCGTTGTGTGGCTCTGGTGCAGTGACAGCGGCCTATATATGGTAGACTATATCTTAGAGGGCGCAGGCTGGACACTGGGCGCATTTGATACGCTGGCAGATGCGGAAAAGGCAGTGGCAGCATTTAACGCACAGCCCTCCGCAGATGTTGCAACAATGCTCACGGAGACTGCTCTAAAACGCTTTACCTGTGATGTAGAGTGCAAGGCACTGGGCGACGATGGCAAACAATATAATGCTGTTTGGTGCCCCGATTGTGGGCAGATTTATTATACCATCCCAGCAAAAGTTAAGGTACTGGGCTACATCCCGCAATATAAGGAGGGCTAAACAATGATTGCACTTGACTTTACCCAGTGGGCTGCCCTCTGGTACGTGGGCGGCATGATTAGCGGCGCACTCGTTATGATTGCATTTCTTAACAGCTAATAAGGAGGGCAAAACAATGAAATATCAAAAATATTTAGATTCTCTCTCCACTGAAAGAAAATATTGCTTGCTTGACCGTATGCGGATTGATTGCGAGTATTTTTTAGGATTCGGCGCACGGCACGAAAAATATTTGTGGGCTGAAAACGTAAAAGAACAAATTGAAAGTATGCTTTACCTGTATGACAACATCAAGCAAAAGCCGGAATGGCTAACGCGTGAACAGATTTTGAATTACAAAAAGCTAATGGAGGATTAAAAAAATGACGATGTTCGAAGAAAAAGTGAACGCATACCGCGAAAACAAACGGCTCATGGAAGAGCTTGAAGCAATGAACGATGCAATCAAAGCAGATATTATTAACATGATGCACGGTGCGCCGGAGATGGTGCAGGGCACTGCAAAGGCCATTTACAAGGACGTTCAGAGCGTCCGGCTTGATAGCAAGCTACTCAAGACGCTGCACCCGGATGTATACGCAGAGTGCAGCAGTAAGACCAGCTACAAGCGGTTTAGTGTGGTATAAGGGGGTGCGACAAGTGATATTATCATGCGTCTTGTTTTTCTTCTGGTTTTTCTCAGCGCTGTTTAAGGCATCCAAGTAATGCCGATCGGACACTTTAGCGGGGATGCACCGTAAAGCAACCCCGCCCCAGCCCAAAAGGGCAAAAAACTTTCTGCAAGTCCTGTTTTTGGGGCTTGCGATATGATATACTGTGAAAAAGGGCAAAAGCCCTAGAAAGTGAGGCTTTTTTATGATGTACAGTGCTTTTTCCGTCCGTGATGCAGTCAAGACTGCCTGCCCTGAGTTGGTTGATACCATTTATCGCCGTGCTCCGTATAAGTCCAAGGAAGCATTTGATGAGGTTTATGATCGCTGGCAGCACATCTATGACACCGGAGAGCAGTGGACAAAAGAACCCATTGCTCCATCCGTTCCTCTGACTATTAAGCGCTCCCCGGACAGCGATCTGACCGCTCAAAAAGCAATCACCGCCGAATGCGACAAAGAACTTTTTGCTCTATACCTGCATATTATGTGCATGGACATGCCGGGAAATATCGTCCACGGCGCTGCTGTCACGGTAAACATTTTCGGGACGGATGATGCACACATTCACATTGCTGGACACGACATTACTTCGGAGCAGCTCGTAACCGCATGGAATGCCGCAAACCCCAAAAAAGAAAAAATTTACGCTTACTAATCCTTACCACAAATCTATCAAAGCCCGGCCACATCGTGACCGGGCTTTTCTTTTGCCTTGCATCTGCTGAGGGTGCAGGGCTTTTATTTTTGCCCTGCTGCGGCGCAACCCCATACAAGCGTTTACAGTGCGTTTTGTTCCGTCAATGCAAGTTATACCGCCCACGCCGCGAAACAGCGCATAGGGCTTTACAGTGGCTTTTCCGTTGATTTGGCCTATTCCAGCGCACACAATACAGTAACCACACAAGCCGACTATACACCACCTGCACCACGCTGGAGCGTATCACAGCGCCACAGCACCTCCAGCGCATAACAGATACAAGACGACGCATAGGACGCTGTACAGGCCAGCACAGGCCGCCTATTATAATAATGTATATAAGGGGGTAGCGGTGCGCCCCTGTTATGGATCCATGCCAGACAGTGCAGCACATTGCAGACCATGCCAGCCCGGCGGGGTCAGCTCCCACCGTCTGTGGATCGCTGGCAAGTGCTGCACCCGGCGCACCTGCTGAGGGGTCAGCGTCTCCATCTGTGCAGGGTCAGCCCGGCGGCTTGCAATCTGGCACCGGTCAACGGTCAGGGCGCACCGGCTGGCACCCTCAGCCCGGCGGGGCAGTCCAGCGGCGGGCGGCGCGGAACCATTGGCGGCTACCGCCGCAGCTCTTTTCGGGCTTTCGCCCGATAGCCAATAAAGGCGAGCAATAGTCGTAGCGTTCCGGCTGGAATAGTCGTAGCAGCTTCTGGAATAGTCGTAGCCAATAGTCGTAGTTTCTCCAATAAAATAGTCGTGGAATAGTCGTAAAGTCATCAGACGACTAGCTTTTGAAAGTCCTATATATCGTATAGTAACAAGCAGTTCGCTAATAGTCGTAGAGTAATAGTCGTAGCGTTTTCTTGCGAACCATCGTCAAATAGTCGTGTGTTTTTTGTGTGAAATAGTCGTTCGTCTTTTATAGAAAGAGAGGTGCGATAGTCGCTAAGTCATCCGACATCCCCAAAATCAATATATGTCAAGACACCTGTCAGCTTTAATCTCCATCGCATTACCTCAAAATCTTTAGCTATCGTACTTATTATAATAGTCGCAGGCAATTACTCAATCTTTTTAACTATTATTCTGCTGGAATAGTCGTATCATCCGATTCGGTTCGTTCTTCTCTGATTTAATTACCGACAACTACAATCATATCATACCAACCAACTATGATTATCCAATTCGGCAAATATCTCAATGCTTTTAACTATCTAACCGGTCAGTTGCTTTCAACTTTCAGTTAACCGCTCATACAGTTATGCAACATTTCTACATATCCAGCCGACTACGAAATAAAGTCAATTCTCCATGTGAAATAGTCGTAGACCATCAACCAGTCTGAACCCCACGCCAGTTCTCGCCTACGGTCTGCTCTGCTGGCTAACGGTATAGCTTTGGAGATAGAGGGTTGTAGGGGGAAAGAACCTTTACAGGCGATTGAACTCTGGTTCACTGTACTGCTGCTTCTCCTGTTCTTTGTCAATCCACATATCAGCAAAGGCCTTCCAGTTGGTAATAGGCTTTCCGGTCTTGGTCATCCAGCCTGTTCCCTCATAGTAGTTCATGAACCTGCTGGCAAGCCTATTCTCACATCCAGCATCCAAAAAATACTCGCTCACATCCTCGAAGTCCGGCGTGCTGGCGTTCCCATCGGGCGGGTCGCCCGCTTTCTTAATAACTTTTTTTCTTTTCTTTTCTTCTATATTAAGGAGGTGAACGATTGTTCCCCTCACAGGTGAAGTATCGTTCACCTCAGAGGTGAATGATTGTTCACCTCCCTTTTCGCTCTTTGACGATTCTTCCGGCACTTTGACGTATATCTTATCGGGCTTGTTCTTCCCTTCACGCTTGCGCTCGATCAACCCGGCTTCTTCCAGTTCTTTCAGAGACTTCTTGACCCATCGTTCCGTGAACCCAGTATCGGCAGCAAGGTCTTTGATGGGATACACGATGTATACTCGCCCTAGTTGGTCAGCAAATTTTCCGCTTTTGCTTGCCCTCTGTGACGACCTTGCACGATTGAACAGGTAAATGTAAACAATTTTCTCCGTTGGGCTAACGCCAATAGTCGAGAGGAATCGAGGGTAGACCATGTACCCATTGACCTTTGTATCGGCTGTCATGTATTCCATTTTCTTCTCCTGCAATAGTCGTATACTTCTACAATGCTCTCACAGCCACGTAGAGCCGTGCCAGAGCCGCTTTCTGTATTTGACCGATAAGTTTGCCGTCTGACGCTAAAAGCGTTTGTAGGGCTTCTGTGTGCGTATATGCAAAAGGCTACCATTACTGACAGCCCATGTGCTCAATCCATCCAAGTATACTCTTGGAACCGTTGAATCTGCTTGTTAAACGTAATCGGAAGGTCGCCTATCCCACCTTCCTTGTTCTTGCTCAGCCGGAACAGGTATTTGTCGGGGTTATCGCCGGACAGAAGAATGATTGCATCAGCGTCCTGTTCAATCTGTCCGCTTTCTCGCAAGTCGGAGTTAGTAGGCGTTGCTCCGGGCTTAGATGGGTTTCGATTTAACTGCGCCAGAGCCACCACGACTATGCCTGTGGTCTGTGCCAGTTCGTGTAAGGCAATGGATATAGCTGTAATGGCGGCATATCTGTCCTTTGCGCCTGTTTCGTGGATGAGTTGAAGATAGTCTACGAAGATGACCTGAGCCTTTTTACGGAGAGCCTGAGCCTTCATCCATGCCACGTTCTTTCCGGCAGCGGAGCGAATATATAAGGGCATCTTCATGTTCTTTGCTTGTCCGTCAATCTCATTCAAGCTGACCGCCTTATTTTTCACCGTGTCCAGAGGGCAGTATATTTGATTAGCCATCAGACGTGCGCCCAGCTTGCGTTTGCTGGTTTCCAAGCTGAAATAGTATACAGTGTAGTTCTGCTTTGCCATGTTTGCTGCTATTTGCAGGGACAGGGCTGTTTTGCCCGCAGACGGTCTGCCGCCGATGATGATGAAATCACCCGGAGAAATGTGCAGCGCTTCATCCAGACGCTCTAGGCCTGTCTTGATGTACACAGGTTTCTCGTCCATGTGAAGCACATAGTCGTTCAGCACATCCTCATATGTCCACGCATCTTCTTCCTCGGCTTTCAGGCTCATTGCTTCGCCCATCTGCTGGTAAATGTCTGATAGATCAGAGTAGTCGGTAAGCTCGCTGGTCATCTGAAACGCCAGACCTTGCACACGAGTGAGTGCCGCCTGTTCCCTGATAAGCTGTGCCCAACGCTGCATCTGCTCCCTGTCAATTCGTACACACTCTGATTCACAGGTTTGTACACACGCCAAGAGCGTCTGCGCTACGTCTGGATGCTGCGTGTTTATCTCGACTATATCTATCTTACCCCTAGCCGTCCAATAGCCCTGAACAGCCGCAAAAGCGTCTCTCAGCTCAGGTTTGAACAAGTCAAGTTCAAGGTCTGGTATGATTTCATCCACAACGCCCGGCTTGCAGAGCATCAGCGCACCGATAAATACCGTTTGAACGTCCATTGTCATAGTCTAGGAAACTCCATCTCCGTGCTTTGCTCGTACTGGTCATCCTGTTTCAATGCGTAAATGTCCTGCCATCCGGCATAGATGCTCTGGTCAAGTATGGCTTTCCAGTCGTTCCGCTCAAACTTTTCCAGCTTATTGCAGAGCATCTGTTTTGCCCGGTCTGTCATAGGCTTCTTTATTCTTGTACGCATCTGCGCAAACTCTCGCAGGGATTCCAGCAAGGCTTTATCACCATGAGCAAAGTCGGAGAAGATGTCAGGTTTCTTCTTGACTGCACTCTCCGGTAATGTTTTGACGTTCACATGACTGTCAGTTGATACAATGGGTTCATCCTCATCTGACTTTGAACTCATAGATGAGCTGACCTTCATCTCATTTATGACATGAGGATGAGCTGACTTTCGTGTAGACCATCCTTTTGACGCAATATCGCTTCTTTTCGATTCTTCATCGAGCAGATGCTTAATCAAAATAAAACAAGATTCTGCTTTTTTTGAGTTCAAAGTTGCGTCTTTTTCTTCAAAAACGTATGCACAGATTGCATCGTACAGTTCCAGTTTCTCTTTACTTTTGAGTGTGGAGATGGCTTCAAAGTAGTATCGTTGGAATGTAAAGCTGTCTCGTTTTTTGTCCATACTCAGTCCTCTTTGTAGCGTTTGTTCCATGCTTCGATGGCTTTTTCTTTGCCAAATGTTACAGAAGTGGTCACCCCGCATTTTCCGCAGACAACCCAATTAGCCATGCTAATGTCAAGTGGATGAAGTACTTTTACAGTCGGTGGTTCCGCACCGCAGAACGGGCATCTCTTAAGTTTTTCCATCTTTAATTCTCCTTAAAACAGGCACTCAGCGTCAGGTTCACGCAGCCAGCCTTCGCCCGGAATGTTGACTATCTCATAATACTGCCGTGCAACGTAGATTGTTTTCTGCCCGTCCTCAGCAATCAGACCGACAATCAGATAGTTACCAGCTGCCATAAAAAACCAAGGGTTGCTCTTGTAGGTCTCGCCATTCATCCAGTTCTTCATTCTGTTCACGGCTTTTTCAATATCCTTATCGGGGCAGTCCGGGTTGTCGTATGCAAAGAAATCCTCAGGAAATTTAAGCTTTTTCACTTTCTAAATCCCTCTCTCGTTCTCATAATTCGTTTGCAACCTTCATGTAGCTTTTTGCCTTTACGGTATACAGGTCGATTGTGCTTCTGCTTGATGTAACCGCACTGCGTTTCGGACTGTCTGACAGCATTTGCAAGCTGTTCCAGTGATGCAGCGCATCGATTCACCGCTTCTGTTAACGTTTCAAATTCATCCATCTTTAGTCCTCCTTACGCATACCATTTCGGTGCTTCGTTAAAGATTTCCACGCCTTCTGTAAAGCCAAGCCTATCTAAGGTCTCGCACATAATGCCATCCATCACGCCATGCACACGCTCCTCATCATCTCCGTATGCTCTGTACGCTTCTCGCATGGCAGCCGTAAACGAATCAATCATATCTCGCGTAATAACGATATCGTTTTCCATAAGCCTTCCTACACCATCGGAAACGCCATCCAATGCGTCACCGTCACATCTTTCGGCAGTCTCTCGCCTATCTCATCCCAGAACTGACCGTCCGCGTAACAGCCTAGAAAGTACGCTGTCGGCGAGATTCCTTGCAACATTTTTCCATCTTTATCACGCCACGTTTTCTTAGTCGCAAGCAACAAAGCCTGCGTTCGCTCTCGTGGCGGTTCGCTTGCTGGATGCCAGGATGTGTTATTCATTTAATTACCCTGCTCCTTCTCTTTTTTCTCCCATTCCTTGCATCCACGCTCATCCCACACGAAGTCTGCAACGTATTCCGACTGGTCGTTCGTACACACGCCCTCAAACTCTGCGTACCATTTACAAGAGCCGCAGGATGGCTCAGATTTGTTCTTGCAGGATTCTGCCGTGCATCGGATAGCCTTTCCAGCAGAGAACTGCTTGATGCCAATGCAAGAACAATGTTCTGTGGTGCAGTAGAAATTCATCCGATTTTCCTCCAGCCAATTAACTCGCAGACACCAATCGTTACAGGATCGCATCTGTGAATAACTATGTCCTCTGCTCTATATGCATTGATAGGCGGTTTGTAGACAAATCCTTTTTCTTTTGATTCAAAAACTCCATCGAGAATGTTCTCTGGCAAAATTAAAAATCCATCAGAATCTAAGATGGCATCGCATTGCTTGCATTTATAGACGCAAACTTTTTTCATCTTCTCTGCCCTCTCTTTCCCCTGTTGAACCGCCCGATCACTCGCTTATACTCTGCATAGCACTCTGGGCACAGGTCGCCTGTGTCCCTGCGCCACGCCCAGTCCTTGAAGTATTCGTCAGGGTTCATCATCCTGCCGCCCAGAACCGCTCCGCAGCGGTCGCATACTCGCTTGTGGTAGATTCCTCTGTCAGTCTGCATATTATCATCCCTCCACATAACACCAGCTTTGGGGCGGGTGCTTTAAGCACTTATTACAAAAACGTCTATTCGTTTCGCCCAATTCTTCTACTTGATAACTGCATCTTACTTTATTAAAATTGCAAACTCCTCTATTCCCCATGAGAATGCAATAATGAGTAAACTCAAACAAAAATTTTGGATGTTCATACAATTTCACATTGGAAATGCTCCATGCCCAGCCTTTTTTTCCGACATAATCCAAAATTTCTTTTTTCCTAAGACCGGACATCTCTTCAAATCCTTCTGGCAAGCAATCCGATTCTGGCGTGATTTCGTACAGATGATTGCAAGTAAACTCTCCAATAACTTTTCCGTCCAGTTGTTCCAAGTACCCATCGCACTCTTTGAACCATCCATTTTTTGTTTTCGTGCAATAAACATAACATTTGAAAGGTTCATCGCCCATATTCGGTTTTGTTTTCCGTATTTCAAGAGTTTTTATGCCGAGAAAAATAAGATTGCACCAGCTCGGATTGACGCTCAACAGAACCGACTTCATTTTTTATTCTCCCTTCCCAACATCCTTGAACAGGATTTCTTTGTCAGCTTTCCAGTCTTTGATTTTGCACGGAATATCCGTACCGGGCACGTTCTTTTTCAGCCCATCCATCTGCCAGACGTTCCACGAGATGATGTCTGCGATACTGTCAAGGAACATAGGCATACAGCCGATTCCCAGCCTTTTAGCATCAAACCGATACCTAAAATTTTCAATCAGCGTCAGAAACAGGTTGCACCTTGCCAGCAAGAGATTGTCTCCCTGCCACTCATAGCCGTATGTCGATGCGTAGGCGCTGATTGCCCAGCACATCCACATATCGTAGTCAGAAAACTGCTCTGCCAGAACATTCAGCTTTCTATCCAGCAGACCAATTCTGTCTGGCACAGCAATTATCTGCCCTGTGGTTGTATCGTATCGGCTTGTAAGGAACGGCGCTTCTCCACAGGTGACTTCAAGACAAGTCTTGTTGATGTACTCCTTCCAGTCCTCGCTTTTCAGGTCGTTTTCTGCAACGTCTGCCATCTTCTTGCAAACCCAAGTCGGCGTAAACACCTCTGCTTTCTTGCTGGTGCGCTTCTTTTGGTCTGTCAGCCGTTTCTGCACACGGGGGACAAGCTGAACTTTGTCCAACTGTTCTAGTGTGATTTCATCTGCAAAGCCCACGCCAAGTTCAGGCGGCGGGTCTGTCGCCCAGATGATGTTCTTTTCTGTCGTGTGGTCTTGCAAGAGAACAGGCAGAAACGTGCGTAGGCATGGGTCTGAAAAGTCAATCAACTTGCGTTCTTCTGCTCTCTCCATATCATTTCACTCCACATAGCATCAATTTTCGCTTTGTTTTTCTTCTGCGCTTCTGCAAATGCGGTAGATTCTCTTGCTTTTTTAATGCTATCGCAAGAGATTTTATAATGCTCAGGGCAAAGACGTTTCCCTTTAACGCATGGTTTACCGCATCTAAAGCACCCATTCGGGTCTTTATAATCGTATTTCTTTTTGCTGTTTTGTCGTCTTTGTTTTAACGTGCATTCGTAACACAGTTGCCTGCCACCCCACGAGGGGCGTTTGCCACATTTCCCGCACAAGCCCTGTTCAATGTGCTTTCTTCTTGTTCTCTCTGCGGATTCTGCCTGCCTTTTTTTCTGTTCAACTGTCATTTTTGAACGCCTTTTTGCGTTCCTTTCGCTTGTTTTCACAAGGCAAACTTCACAGAGTTTATGCTTTGGGGCTGATTCGTTATGACAGATAGGGCAGAAACCATGCGATTCATACCAGCGTTTCGTAAGAATTTCTTCTTCACGGCACTTTTCACAAGCAACAAAACCGCTGTTGTTAGGTTTTCCACATCTGGGACATAGCCCTTTTTCTTTTCTTATGCGGTATCTTGAAGCTGTCATACTGCTACCCGTTTTTCGTTCATTCCTTTATCACATGCTCCGTCATGTAATCGCCATAACAGTTGCACTTAAGCCATTTGTATTTTGACGAACCTTCCGCAAAATCGAACTTCCATTTTTGGATTCTTTTGATACGTCCACAAACCGTACATCGGACTTTGATTATTCGTTTGTCTTTGTAAGGTTTAAAGGATATTTCGGTGAGTTTGCATATAAGTTTTCCGTCTTTCGTAAAAAGAAATCCGTTCATTCCTCTTTTACCTCTCTGTACTCCACGTCAATCCCTTTCGGCAAAGCCGTCTGGTACTTCTGAGCAAGTTCTTCAGGGCTTTGAGCATTTCCTAATGGTTGCGCTGGTGTAGCAACAGTAACTTCTACGTTATCCTTCATGCCAAAATAGTTTTTAGCTCGGAAGCACCAGACGGCAGGATTTTCCTGCCCATAAATGCCGTTGTATGCCCACATGGACTGCATTTTCAGAACAGTTCTAAGAATGTATTCTTGCTGTAAACTATCATTTCGTCTTTCTCCCAGCATGATTTGTTTCAAGCTAACCCACTTGATTCCGAGAGAAAGTGCAATCCATTCAATGACAGGAGAAATTCGTGCTATTTTGCAACAATTAAAGAAAAAATCCAGTCGATTTTTGACATCAATCGGATTGTCCATGTTCACTTTCGGAAGATTGTCGAAGTAGTCTGCCGCAATCATTCCTTGAATTTTTCTATCATTCTCACCATCGAGCAAAACGGACAAATCCTTCACATCAATTTCTCTGACCTTTTCCAATGCTTCCTGTTGCCTTTCCGCCAGTTTTTGACTGGCTTTCGACCTAATTTTTCTGTTCATGGCGTTCTTTTGCAGCCGCTTCTTCTCTCGCTCTTTCTCACGCTTCGCAGCGGCTTCTTCTTTCGCCTTTTGCGCCCGCTTCTCACGTTTTTTCTTTTCAGCTTCGGTCAGCGGCGGTCTGCCACGACCACGCTTTGGGGGTGTTGCCATGTATCAGACCTCCTTGATGGGTTTCCAAACAGGGTATGCGTATGGATGCTTTGCAACGACATTCCACAACCACTTATATGGATAACCCACGCAATCAGACTTTGTAATCGGTCCGGCAATCGCCATCACATAGCCGTTTTCATCTGTGTCTTCTTTCTTAGGTGGTTGCCAGAATGTGCTTCTCCACAAGCCCTCAAACCCGATTTCGCTATAAGAAACCGTTTCAAAATAATGCGTAGCCATCCCAAGTTCTTGCTCAATATCGCTAAGGATGCTCTTGTCATCCTCGTCCGCTTCCGTTTCGAGAACAAGGTAAATCCGCTTTTTCATGTTCTTACCTCTTCATCTTCGTTTCGATTTTATCCAGCTCGGTTGCGATCCACCAGATAGAACAGCAGTTGTCCAACTGCCGCCACCAAGCGCATTTTTCTTTTTCGCATACGCACCGACCAAGCGGATTGCTGGTCATTTTCATCGGGCAGTAAAGTTCGTTGTCCATGATTTTTATTAGCCCTCCAGCTGGAGATAAGCGTTTACCCTCTTGACGGATAAAAAAGCATCTATCTGAAAAAACTCTCCGCTTTTCAGGTTAATGCCTCCAGACAACTTGCTTGCAGAAAGTTCCACGCTGGCTTTCATGAAAATTTTGTCGTTCAGTTCAAACACATCTCCATATTCCAGACACCCAAAATTGATTTCTTTTCTCTCAATGTCGCAAATTTTCATCGTTTCCATCCCATCATAACAGCCGTACAAGCGACCAGACACACGTTGATGAACAGCCAGACAAGCATTGCCTGACGTTCTTCAAACAGGTTGTTTGCCATGTCTTTGATTGTCCGTTCAGACTGAACCACCACCGCCAGCAGGACTAGGCAGACCAGCCAGCGAGTTGCAAATTCAAACATCATCGTTACCACCTGTTCATAATTTTAAACTCTCTCATGCGAAGTTCCCCACCGCAAAACGGGCAAACCCTTTTTTCCTGAAACTCTTTCTTTGTCATATACGCTTCATGCTTCACGGAGGTTGCGCATCGATCACAGGCATAGGTCAAAAGAAAGTGCACTGGTCTTTCTTTTTCCTTTTCCTTTGGAAAAATTTTTTCTTCAAACACATCGTACAGCTTTTGGAAACCAGCTTTTGCGCTCTTTACCCACATATCGTGCCCGGCTTCTGCTTCCTCTTTGCTGTCATATCCTCGAACAACAATCCACTCCCCACCCCTAAATTGTTCGTGTTGAATCGCCGTTTCGTAATTCCAATCCCTATCGTCAACAGCGCAAGTGTCAATGTGATAGCCATTTACGATATCTTCCTTCAGTATGTCTGAAACTTTCTTGCTCACTTTTGTTCTCCTTTCAGCCAGTCGTTGAGCGCAGCCATGCAGGAGGGGCAAAGGACAAACGACCTGTCTGGCGAACATTCATAGCCGTGCTCTTTGATTTTCACTTTTCGGATTCCGTTTACTTCGCCGCGCCACGAAAAGCACTCGCCGCATCGGTCGCAAATCTCAACCTCAATTTCCATGTTTTCAACCTCCCATTAGCGGGTCTGCGCACTCCCAACGGTAATCATCAAATCGGATTTCACGGTTGATGGTTGTTTTACCTTTAATGACTTCCATCTCCTGATTTACACATCCACTGCTTTCAAATCCATAGAATCTGAAATCCAACCTATACTTTTTAGACATTTCTTCGTATGGTTCAGGTTCCATCGACCATGCAGCCATCACAGGAAGAACAAGAATTGCGTTGTCGCCATCAGCAATCTGTTCAGTGCAGAACTTTTCGACGAAGTTCTTCATAGTACCCTCAATGTAAGCGGTGTCTTTCACGTTGATGTAGAACGTCTCATCATCGTAAGAAAGCAATGCTCCATCATGGATTTCGTTGTAGACCCACTCTCCATTCGGAAACTTGTTTTTATCAAAATAGGGTCTGGCATAAACAATCACGCAATCAGTAAACCAGCGCACGATGTTTTCGGGCTTTCCACGGACTTTGAGTTTTCCTTCACACCAATTTGGCATTTTCTTTCTCCAATCTCTTTAGCAGTCCATCAACGTCATACCGCCAATGGACACGCAGCCTTTTTGCTTTGACCTCTATCCCCTCTTGCTCCGCCCACTTCCAAGGGATGCTCTTGCGGTTTCCGTTGTAACGGAACGCCAGAACCTTGCTGGCAGGGATTGCAAAGGTGCGATTGACCGCCCTGTAATTGATTATCACATGGGCGGTCTGACCGCCGTACCCCATCGCATCCACCATGTCAGTGATATGCTTTTCCTTGCGGTATTTGCACTTTGCCTTGTCGTACTTGCCGAACACCTTTTCCAGAGGGATAGAGGGCGTTTCGATGGTTTTCAGTTCAAACAAGTGGTTCATCGGGTATCGGTACACAAGGAAATCACAAATATTGTCGATGGAAAACGACAGGTTCTCGTTGCCGCCGTAGTAGGTGGCGGCACTGTCTTTCAGGCGGTAGCACCACGCATCGGATGGGACGGATGCTTTGAAGTCTGCTTCAAACTGCTTGCCGGTGTTCATTCGTTGTCTCCCGGAATTTTAGGAATCAGCATCCAGAACTTGACTGGGTTTTTATTATCAACCCACTTTCCGTTTACAAACTCCCTTGTTGCAATCAGATTTTCCCAGTTCCAAAAATCGTAAACGGCAAGATAAATTCCATCTTCTTCCGGTTGTTTGTCCTTTACACTTGTCCATGCAGTTGATGGAGCGTTTTCAAGCTGTTCGGCAAGTGCCAAAACAAGGTCAGCGGCGCAGTCGAGGGCAACACCTTTATCGTATTCAGAGTAAATCCCGCTGTTCATAAGCGCTTTAGCTTTGTCTTTTTTACTGTTCCCGCTTTTCTTCCACCCTTCAACAAATGGCTCTACGTCAACAAGTCTCATCCTCTTTCACCTCTAAATTCACTTCCGAGAAATCGCTTCTTGCCTTTTTCCCGGTGCTTGTCCTCATAATCACGGTGGTACACGCTCTGGCTGTGGTTCAGCTCATACACGAATGCCTTGCGCTCCTCAAAGTCTTTCTTCTCTGCCTTGTACTTCTCGCAGGTGTCGTGGCAGGCTTGGTGGCGTGATGTGCAGTTGAGACAACAAGTAATCATTCTATCAACCCCACTGTTCTGACATGGCAGCCGCCACGCCAGCGAAAGTTTTTGCTCGGTTTTTAGCCCGGTCAGTTGTAAACATCCCTTTATGCTGCTCTCCATGTTTATGAGAATAAGAGCCGGACGGGCACCATGTTGCGGTAGGTTCTACGATGTTTGTCGGGTGCAGCGGCGGTACACCGCGCTCCCACAGTAGCGTTTTCTTGCTGTATGGATGCCTGTACTCGTAGGGCTGGATTGCCTGCGTAGGCTTTGGGTAATCAAAAATCTTGCTGGGGGTAGGATTCTCAATCACCACTTTTTCGCAATCTGCCGCCCACACGGCAAGAAAAAGCGCCTTGCCGCACAATCCCTCATAATACCGGGAAAGATTGAGCTTTCCTCCCTTGTACAGGTGTCTTGCTCCCGCGTTGCTCGTCTTTGTGCAGGGGACAAATGCGATAATCATATCCCAGCGGGGCACATCATGCGAGATTCCGTCCATGGTCACGACCTGCCCCCCTCAATAGCCTTTAGGCAGTCACCAAGAATATGCCATTCTGGATGCCCGCCGGACGGCTCAATCAGGTCGCAGGAATAGGCTTCGTGACCTTTCGCCCGGAATGCTTTGCAGACTTCCTGCGATTCCTCACAGGCGACTAAAACTTTCATCTTTCCAAGCGCCCGTCCAGCCAGATAGCGCAGCTCTTATATAAGGTAGGCGGTTCGCCTTTTGTCCCGGTAGCGTAACCGTTAGTTAAAAGGGAGATCAGAACTGTCGTCAATCACAGAGAAGTCGTCTGCGTTACCCTGAGAGTAATTCTGCGGCGCATCCTGCGCCCGATCAGCGGGTTTGCTGTCAGACTTGCCACCGCAGAAGTCAACCTTGTTCGCCATGATTTCCGTTGCGGTGCGGTTGTTTCCCTGCTTGTCGATATATTTCCGGGTCTGGATGCTACCAGTCACCAGAATCAGGCTACCCTTCTGAAACCACTTGGAAACGAACAGTGCCGTATTGCCAAATGCGGTGCAGTTGAAGAAGTCGGTTTCCTTCTGACCGCCGCTCTGACGGTCGCAAGCAATGCTGAACGTACAAACATCCTTGCCGGACTTCGTGACCTTAGCTTCGGGCGTGTGAACCAGACGCCCCTGAATTGCGATAGAGTTGAGCATTATTTAGCCCTCCTTCGGTTGTTTCTGAGCACAGTCCCAACACAGGACGCGCCCAAAGCGTTTCTTTGTGCTTCTTGCAGTTTCCAGCGGAGTGACGGTGCGGTTGTTGTACTGAATAGGCTGCAACTGCTTTCCGCAGCAAGCGCATGGGGGGATTTTTTCCATTTCCGTTTGCTTCTGCGCAGGCTTGTTTGCCCTGCTCGTGGTCTGCTTCTGGTACTCGTCCGTGTCAGCGTCCTTCGTATCGTCAATGCAGAACAGACCGTTCAAAGCGTACTTTCTGGCGTAGCTACTAGACGTTCCAGTCACCTGCGCTGCATCCATCTTGGTTTTTTGCTCCGGTTCTCTTGCGTAAGCAGTAACCGTTACGCATCCACCATCCAGAGCTTCCACCTTTGCGGTCGTTTCGATGTAATGCCACCCCTCTAACACTTTAGGTTCATCAGAAAGGGTAAGAAGCAAACCGTGTTCTTTCAAAATTGGCTTGACTGCTTCCAAAATGTCCTCACAAGAGCGATACTTGTAACCGCCAAATGTGTTCATCTGTCCCTTCGGGGCTTTCAGCTCTGACTGAACAGCCATCAGAGCTTCATGGATTTTGCTGTTGTCCATCAGCTGTTCTCCTTCCTCGCTTCTTTTTTCGCTTTACGGCAAGCCGGGCAACGCTTAGGCAGTGCCATGTTATGCGATTCAAAGAAAATGCGTTCTGCACGAGTAATCTCGAACACTTTGCCGCAGTCACGGCAAGTTTTCTCGATGCTTGTGTTCCCGTCCCACGAAGCCCTTCTTTCGGCATCTTCGACAGCAAACGCTTCCTTGAATCCGTCATAAGGGCTCCTAACAAGCGTATGCTGCGGTGCGTAACCGTTCCTGCGAAGCGTTTCCTCCAAGTTGTTCCTTTTGCAACTTGCGCAAAGAGTTTCGGTGCTGTTCGGGAACGCTGAAAAAGGCTTATTGCACTTTTCGCAGTGCTTAATTTCTTTCTTGTATTTGCTCATTTTCTTTCCTTTCTTCGGCTTCATTAGGCTTCATTGTTCTTACTTTGGCTTAACATGGCTGTACAAAATCAACCAGCCATCAGCTTTGCCAACTGCGCACGGAGGTCTTTCAACTCCGCTTCCCTGTCCTCGATTTTAGACTGCAAGTCCTCAATCTCAGCCAGCCGGTCAGCTTCTTTGGCTTCTGCCATCTGTTCGTTGGTCATAAAATACACGCCGTCCTCCGGCTCGGCCACACCACCGAATCTGTCAAGGTTAATCATCTTTTGGCCGTCCTCTCTTTCGCTGCTCTTTAATTTGCAACGCACTGTACCACTGGTCTTTGTCAATTTCGATGGTAGACCACCGGTGGTTGCAGACAAAGCATTTTTTTCTGCGAACGATGCTATCGTGGTCAGACCGGCTGTCGACCGTTGTGATGTTGTCGCTACCGCACATTGGGCATTTCATCGTGCATCCCTCCACTCGTTGGTGTGGTAGGCAACACGCTTGATTTTCCGGCGCTCACGATCGCTGCGTTCGTCCTCTTCGGCGCTGACAGACAGCGCACACAAGACAATAGCCGTTGCGAGAAGCCCGCAGGACACGATCACCCAGCCAAGCATCTGCGCTGTGGTCTGGCATCCTTGAATCGCATCACCGCAGCCAACTGCTGCAATTGCAGAAGCCAGACCAACCATTGACAATGCTGTTCCTTTCAAATTTTTCATTGGTTCTCCTTTTTGCTTCCAAAATTAAAAATCCAGCCAGTTGCCATCACGGCAGCCGCTACGATGATTCCCCATGTGCCTTTTGTGCCGACCAGCAATTCAACTAGGTGCACAAGCCACAGGTTCAAAAGGAATGCTGCCAACACTACTGCAAGAGCAGCACTCCACATCAAAATAATTTCTACAAGTACTTTCATTTCTATCCCCTTTCCATGCCATAGCTGGTCTATGCAATTCCTTCGCTACGTTCTGCGCTGCATTTCCTTTGCTTATCAATTCCACTCATTGCATCTCTTAGCCTTTGCGATGCACCGCCTCTCAACGCCCCCGCAAATCTCCTCAATTCGTTGCATTGCTTTTACCCCGCGGCTCTGTACATTGCCTCGCCATTGCGACTCGCTTTTGCTCCATGCTTTGCCATTGCTTATCAAAGCTACGCCTTGCATACATAGCCGTTGCTGTTCCTTGCTATTCCCTGCTTTTCCCCGCTCTTCCCTGCCTTTGCAGGTCTCGTCAAATCAGCGCATCGCCTTTGCTAATCCTATCGCGGCGTTACCTTGCCATAGCGGTTAATTGAGAATTTCGTAAGCAAAGCGCCCTTTAGAACTGTTGCGCCACTGACCGATGCCACGCAGAGCACCGTAGTCCAGCCACTCACGCACGACCTTCTCGTGAGAATCGTCCAGAAGAACGATTTCAAACTCGCAAGTCGAGCCAGCGGGAATCTGCTCGCTGTTGGCAAGGCTTACACGTTCACCCTGTGCAGTCTGGGCGCGGAGAGGGCGCTGGCACTCGGTAATCTCACCGTTCACATGAATGGGAATCATGCGGGGCTGAACGAAAATCAGACCATCAATGACCTTCTTGTAGGCCGTCAGCTTGCCGCTTTCGTTCACGGCTTTCTTCTTGCCAGTTTCGGTCTTGCCACCGATGCGGGAAAGCATACCGCAAGAATCCTTGAAGAAGCCCTTAATCTGGTAGTCATACAGGATGGGTTCGCCGTTCTCGTTGTGAGGGAACACGGTCATGCCCTTATCTGCCACAGCATCGGCGCCCAGAGCTGCAACTTCGTCCTCGATAGTGTTTGCATCAGGGGACTTGCTGGCGATGAACTCTCTCGCGATGTTCTGGTTACTAGGCCAAGTGCCGAGAACTGCTTCGATGAATGTGATTCTGACTTTGATTTTTTTCATTTTTGTTCACTCTTTCTTTTTCGATGTGTTCCAGCCGGTCTTTCTCCCGGCTGTGCCAGCGGATTTCACGCTTACCGTAGTACTTTCCGTTCATAGGTCAACTCTCCCGTCGCAAGCATCTGCGACACCTCTCCGTAGTGCTTGCCCAGTTTGTCCGCAAGGGCTTGTACTTCTCCGATGGACGGAAACGTCTTTTCCGGTTTGTGCGCTGCCTTCTTGCGCTTCCTGTCACGCTCTTTGTCAACCTTGCGCTTGCATTCTGAACAGTACTTTTTTGTCGGTCTGACCACGCCAAGATACAGGCCGCAACGCTCACAGTACTTAATTTCCATCCACTTCACTTGCCTTTCTTAAGGCTCTTTCATTGTGTTCAGAAAAACACTGGTCAAGAAACTGGATGAACTTTGCGATTTTCTCTGCATCTTCCGGTGTGCAACCATTTTCCACAAAGCGCCTTGTCGTCTGCTCACGCTTGAAATCCGAGTAGGTCTTGGCAGCAGCGTCAATGGCAAACTTGGCTTCTTCCGGGTATTCAAGGTCTACCTTTAAGGTGATAATCTGTTCCATGTTCAGCCCTCCCATCCTCCGAAATCTTGCTGTTCTGCAACAGCCCTGGTCTCGATTCTCGGCGTGATGCCCAGCTTCTTAAGCTGCTCATGGATGAGCTTTTCACCCTCGACCGTCCAAACCGTCGTGTTTGGGATATAAGTCTTGCCGTTGGAGCGCTGAATGGCTTTGCCTTTTCGATTCTTGGTGTAGCCCTTGCCCTGATAGGGTTTGTACAGTACCCACTGACCGTCGCTGTCTTTGTACTGGACTCGCTGGCTGTAAAGCAGCTTGTTCAGCTTTTCAGCAGTCAGACCGTAGTCCTTCGCAATGCTGGTGGCCGTCCGGCAGTTGTCCGCAATGCACACAGCTCGAGCGAACTCCGCATCCGGTGTCAGCTCTGCAATCCGCTTGTCCTTCTCCTCCAGTTCCTCATGCGCTGCGATCAGGGCAGTTGCAAGAAGCTGCGACCGGGTAAGCTGCGGTGCGTTGTAGCTTCCGGTCTTACGGATTGCAGGAAGCACATCGTTTGTGACCCATCTGCGAAACGGTGCTGCTTCTGGCTTGTCGCTACGGAGGATGACATGGTACAAGCCGCTCTCGTTGATAATGGTGGTTGACTGCTGACGGCCCATGCTATCGGTGAGGGGTGTTTGGCACACCTCATCTTCATCAAGCCGTCTTGCGACAACTTTATGGTCTGCGATGTCGAGAACTCCGCACACGTCTTTCAGAACAAACCACGCTTCTCCGTCCACATCGACTGTGCGAACCTTGTTGTTCTGATATTCAAAAACTTGAATGTTTGCCATTTTCGCCTTCCTTTCTCTGCTCAATCAATTTGTTTACCGCATCTTCAACTTTTTCTCTAATACCAGTAGGCTCTCGTTTGCCGTTGAGGATGACGCTTAGGTATTCATGCGAGTACCCCATGCTCTCAGCAAGTTCTTTAATAGACAGCCCATGAACATGAAGTTTTCCAATAACATCCCCCGTCCACTCTGGACGCAAATTTTCTCTCCCCTTTCTTTGTACAAATACTTGAACAAAGACTAAAAGTGTGATAATATAATGTTGTCAACAAAGTTCAAACATTTAATCATTGCTCTTGTATTCGATTGGAATTGTGCTCAATTTCTTGAACCTGATAGCACTATTAAAGCACAATTCTTTGAACATTACAAGGGCTTATGCTCAATTTGTTGAACTTCGGCAATTTGCACAAGAACAGAAGGTTGAGTATATGTTTTTTGACAACTTCCTCGCATTATGCGATTCAAAGAATGTTGCCCCGACAAAAGCCGTTATTGATGCTGGACTGCCGAAATCGTCTTGGTCTTACTGGAAAAAGAAGTATGAACAAGGCGAAGACCCAAAGCCGTCTTCCGATAACGCTTCAAGATTAGCACAATACTTTGGTGTTACTGTGGACTACCTTCTTACTGGCAACCAAAAAGAAAACCCGCCCCAGCGGCCGCAAAGTGAAGTCGATGCAGCAGTGGAGCGGATTAGAAGAAAACTTGAATCTATGCCGAAGGAACAGCGTGAAGCTCTGATGAACCTGATCGAGAAGATGTAACGTTCATGCCCGGTAAAATAAAAGAATCCCTTGTGCCGGGCTGGTGTAGCTCTGCGCAAGGGATTTTCTGTTACTCTAGGTCTAGTGCTTGTTCCGCTGCCGGAATCTTTTCAGGGTGTTCCAGCAGCCATGCAATAAATCGGTCAATCTTTGCTCTTTCCTGTTCACTCATTGTGGCATATCCTCCCAATCGGCAAGTGCAGATGTTCATTTGATACGATTATACATCTTCTAGTTGTCAAGTCAATGTGTTTTGAACAACTTCGTAAAAATCGAACGTTTTCTTCGCATCCATTACTTCACATCAGGGAAGCCAAAAATTGCGATGACAATGATTAAGAGCCACATTAAGTTTAAGTTACCCTTTGCTTTGTAGCATTCCGTTGAGCATGGAACGAAAAGGGTTTTCAGGCAACTTGTCCAGCACATCTGCTTTGACGAGTGCGTTTGTGCTAATGCTATGCGAAACATTGTTTAACTGCACAATGGCATCGTCTAAGTCTTTTACGGTTGCCCCACGCCGTTCCATTGACTGGAGGAAGATTTTCACTTCTTCAAGAACAACAGGGTTTTCGGCTTTATAGAATCCATTCGTAAAGTCCATCTTCTTCTCCTTTCACAGTTCTACAAGCTGTCCGTCAATGCGTTCGATGTTATCTGCCGGGTCGCGCCCATCGTCCAAGGCAGCTACGGCGCGTTCCAGAACGTTTTTTGCTTCTTCATAAGCAAACTTATCTGCATTGTTGTTTGCAAGGTTGTAGACCAGTTTTAAAGCGGTCTGGCGGGCATAGGGAATAAGCATGGTGTCAATCTGATTCATACACTAACCCTCCCACGGTTTCGGCGTTTTGTTTTCGTTCGGTTCAGATGCGGGCATTCCGTCAATGATAATCATATTGTTACCTCCTGTTTTGATTGTTTTTTCGATGGTACAGTTATAACACAGGCTACTGTTGGTTCTCCATAGCAGCTTTTTCCATTTTTTGGCTTGTCGAATCCGGCAGTTTTGCCGGATTTTGTTGAATGGGTGAGAATTTATGGATGAATATTTAGTAAGAACAGCCAAAGCATTAGAGATAGCTCGAATGAGCTCCGGCTTGAGCCAGAAGAAGTTGGCGGCAAAAATGGGCGTGAATCGTGGCACGGTCGCCAATTGGGAGCAAGGTCTGGCAGTCATTTCCCTTCCGATGGCTATGCGCTGGTTCACCTGCTGCGGCGTATCGGTGGCTCGATACATGGACGCTTGCATTCATCCAGGACTGCTGGAGCACCTAGAAGATGACCTTTCCGATCTGGAGAAACGGCAGATTCTCATAGATGCTATGATGGAATGCTCCTCCTATGAGATAGATGCCTTGCTGTACATCCGGTACGGAGATCACGGCTCAGACCACATCGGCGTGTTGACGGAGATTCTGGCAAACCTCCACACACCGTTGAAGGACAGGGTTTCTGTTTGCCGGATGGTGTCCGGTAGCTATGAGATGGCACAGGCCACCGGAACAGACCCAGACCCGAACGGTACCGCCCCAAAGATGGAGATTCTCTATCAGGCGCAGGATGCTGGAACGGAAGCTGCTATGAAGTCTAACGATTCTTATACCGTGAATCCCAATAATATAAGCGGCTGATTGTCGAATTATCGTTGTTTATGATGAACATCTTGTACACGTTCATCCACTTTTTGTACACGTTTCATGCAGATTAGGTATACCTTTACCTTGTCATTCCGCCCCCCATAGCTCAAAAATCGGCAGGATTCGCACGGAATAAATAACGATTTATCGTTAATCTATTGCCTGTGATTGGTCGGACTGTCAATCCGCCCCCCATCGTGCAGATTAGGTATACCTGTCCATCCACTTCTTTTACACCTATCCACAATCCGTTCACGTTTAATGCATCTGACCGTCAATGATGTGCCTTTCGGTTTGCTCTAAACTTAAATTTATTGGACTTGAACATTGTTGTTTTCAACAAGATTTGAAAATTCAAGAAGTGTGTGTTAAAAAGTGTCTGCCTCTTTGCTATTTAGTAGATGTTATTTATCTCTCTTGTTTAGTATCTTGTTTAATATATGTAAGGAGGTATACCAAATCTGCACGAAGGTATACTAAAACTGCATAGAGGTATACCAAATCTGCACGGACAGGTATACCAAATCTGTATGATGGTAGAAATGAACCCTTGATAATTCAACCGTGCTGTGATATACTGGTATCAACAAGTGGGAAGGATGTGAGAACTTGGGAGACTTGTCAATGAACAATCTCGTGGAAAAGAGCAAGGCTCTTGTGTGGGCAAAGTTCAGGGACTATACCGCCGGAGAACTTCGTCTGCTGGAAGTATACCTGTCAAGAATCAACCCTCGTGACCCTGAAAGTGCAACTGTTCAGTTCACGCTGAAAGAATACTGTGACTTTTTGGGTATCCGTCTGAACAGTAAAGATTTGAAGCAACAGCTTAGGCACTTCATTGAGAACACAGTAGCCGTCCCTCTTGAAGGAAAGGACGAATACACTCTGTACACCCTGTTTGCTATGGCGCAGATTCGATTTGACCCGGAGTGCTTTACGTACATGGTTTCAATAAGGTGCAATCCTTTGTTGCAGCCTGTGTTCTTTGATATTGCAGAAAAAGGGTATGTTCGGTATCGTCTGCGATACACGGCAAGCATGAAGTCTCAGTATAGCATCTTGCTCTATTCGATTCTTCGGGACTGGATGAACATGGGGTCGAAGGGGCATGAAATCAGCATCAAGAAGCTGAAAGAACAACTTGGTGCGACAGCAAGCAGTTATGACCAGTTCAAATTTTTTAGAGCAAAAGTATTGGACGTTGCCGTTGCCGAAATCAATGAAATTTCCGACATTTCTGTGTCGTATAAAAAACGGACTGTTGGACACAGAATAGTATCGATTATCTTTGACGTAAAGATAAAACGCTCTGAGCCGGTCATAGATGCCGAATCCAGCGAGATTGAGACAACGCCGCTAAGAGATGTCCCCCAGAACGAAAAGCCTGTAAAAAGCCCTAGAAACGGCGCATACGAAGATGTTGACTGGTCAAGCCTGATGCCGGGCGTTGACGAAAAGCAGTGTGCAAGCATTGCAAGGTCTGTGGCAAGGCGAATAAAATCTGAATATCCGAATATTCGCAAAGACAAGAAGAAGGATGCCGTTGTGAACATTGTGCAGGGCGCATACGAGCAAGCCGTAAAGGACAAACCGGATGTTGAAGTGCCAGAAGCTTACCTTCGGACGGTTATCAAAGATTCGCAATTAAGCAAGTTTGCGACATTCGGGTTCGATTATCTTGAGTAGTCAGATGCAGCACATTGAGCAGAATAGGCAGATAAAGTAGAAAGGAGATAAACATGACCATAGGGGCAATTGAGACTTATATAAAGCAGCAGGATAGCGACAAAATAATATCTTTATGTAACGAAATTTATGAATGGAGAGAAAAAGAAGGGAGATTGCCAATAAAGTCGATTCTTTATGAATTTTCAGTGGAATCTGATTGCCCAGATATAAAAGCTTTGGAAAACATGATTGTTGAAGAAGCGCATAAACGGTTTGGAAATATAGTTTTGCTCCTCATGAAAGACGCCCCAATGTATTATTTGAAATAATGAAAGAGTGATAAAATGGAAAAAGTTCCCTACTCCGTTCTGAACAAAGCGGAACTTGACCTTGAGAAGAAGTTCGATTATCAGTTTCGGTTCAATCATCATGGAAATCAGGCTTCTGTAAGGGTTTTGCCTCAGAAAAGTTATAGCGAACTAACGCCTGACGAAGCGATTGAAGCTGGGAAAACCTTAATCGAAGCTGGCAAAGCGGCAAAAGAATTTAAGTATAACGGATATTTCGTGGATTGGAGCAAATAAAAATGGCAAAAATCATAGCTGTTGCCAACCAGAAGGGCGGCGCAGGGAAGACCACCACAAGCACCTGTTTGGCTGGTGCGTTGCAATTGCTTGGCAAGAAAGTCCTGCTGGTGGATTGCGATGCCCAGTGCAACGCAACGGACACCTACGGCGCGCAGACAGAGGATGTATGTACCCTATTCGATGTGATGACCCGGCAAGGCACGGTCAAAGAAGGAATCCAGCACTGTGAAGCCGGTGACATTCTGCCGTCCGATAACGCATTGAAGGATATTGACGAGCAGCTTGTCCGGGACATGGGCAAGAACTTCCGGCTGCGAGAAGCCCTTGAAATCGTATCTGGGCAGTACGATTATATTGTGCTGGACACTCCCCCGCAGCTTGGTCTTGCGCTCGTAAACGCTCTGATCGCCGCTAACAGCATCATCGTACCCCTCACAGCAGACCGATATGCACTGGCTGGTTTGAGCCAGCTTTCGCAGACCATTGGCGATGTTCGCAGATACTTCAATCCGACTTTGAAGATTGAAGGTCTGCTTCTGAACCAGTACAAGAGCCGTGAGAACCTGTCTAAAGAGGTTGTGGAGCAGCTTCCTGTGATTGCACAGAGCATGGGAACAACGCTGCTGGACGTGAAGATTAGACCGTCTATGGGCGTTCGTAAGGCGCAGGCAGAACGGCACAGCCTGTTTAGTGGTGACACGGCAAAGAGCACCAGCGCAGAGGATTTCAAGGAGTTGGCGAAGATGATTATGGAGGAAGATAAAGATGGCTGATTTAATTGATCGAGAAAAATTACTTGAAAAATTAGAAGCAGCTTGCGATGGATGCGATGGCTTTTGCGGAGCTTGCCCATATGGATATGATATAGCTGACGTCTTAAATGAACCATCAGTCAACCCAGAAAGCCTACGGCCAATATCGCACATCAAACGAGGAAGCGTTCTTGAAACGAAAGACTGTGCGTTTTGTGAAAGATGTGGAGCTTATCTTGGCAAATATGATTCAGCTGTAGTTAAAAGTTTTGCGTATTGCAAAACTTGTGGCGCACGGATGGAGGAAAGCAAAGAATGAAGTCAACTAGCAAAAAATCAACAGGTCTACTTGGCGGGTTTGATTTCCAGCCTATTTTTTCGGAACAGCCATTAAGCCGAAGTGAGCCAAAGGAAGAAGAAGTAAGCCAAGCAAAGCCGAACGAAGCCGAACAAGAACAGATTAAGCCCAGTGAAGCCACAGACAGCCATGCACAGCCTAATGAAGCACAGTTAAGCAGTATTAAGCCGAAGCAAGTCAAAGACAGCGAAAAACAGCCGAATAATGCCGTAGTAAGCGAAAGCAAGCCAAAGAAGCTGAAACGAGCGAAGGAAGTTCAACGTCTTATCGAACAGGGCGATGTTCCCGGCGCACTAGCCGAAGCTGGCTTGACAAAGAAAAAAATCCCGATGCCAGAATCGCATCAGGGCGTTGCAAGTGGTGATGGCAAGCGTTCAAAGCGCATTACCATCCTTATGAGCGAGGAAGAACGAAAGTACATCAACCGTGAAGCAAGGCGACACGGAATGACGATTGGACAGTTCGTGTACGCTCTGGCAGTTGCGGCGGCAGAGGGAAAGATTGAGTTGGAAGATTTCTTGGAGGATTGACGATAAAAGTTAAGATTTAGGAGGATATATGGATTTCATAAGCATTGATGAGATTCGTGTTGGCGACGAAGTTGGCGTAGTTCGGCCATTACCGAATGGATGCCATGGGCATTTCCCGCCTGTGTTTTATATCGTAAGGAGAATTACGCCCAAGAAAACGAAAGTAGAGATGGACAATGGGCAGACGTTCTTGGTGAAGAACGTTAAATTTTGTCGTTCTGATAGAAGCTGAGATTTAAGGAGTGAGTAGTTATGAAAGTTGGAGATAAAGTTTACGCTGAAGATTGGTGCGAAGGTATTATCGATGAAATCGACGGAGATACTGCCATTGTTGAGTTTGATACTTCTTGCGGAGGTGGAAGACTTTCGTTTTCGTTGGAGGAACTTCAGTTAGCGGAGTCCGATAAAAACTAAGTTTTAAAGTTAAAATAAAAGAACCCCTGTGTAGCTGCAATGGCCGCACAGGGGTTTTGTTTTACTTATCAGCAATGCAATCCCAGTAGAGATATGCCTTGCCATCTGCGGCGTCTGCGTCCTCAAGGAACGCTTTTGCCATGTCAGCGTAGAAGCCCGGAGTGTCAACGGACTGACGCTTTGCGACCTGACAATAATCCGAGTACATCATGTTCATAACAGCCCAGAAATCGTTCGGGTCACAGGTGATATTGCGTTGTTTCGCAACGTCCTGCGTCTGTTCCAGCGTCCAGTGACAGCCCTTCGTGCCGTCAGCGTTCACCATGCTGTCGCACCACTCCTCTGCTTCATCGTGGGTAAGGTGCTGGCGTGGCATCTTGATGGAGCGGCTTTCTGCGCCGCCATGTTCGTACTGTCCAGACCGCTTGTCCCAGTCTCCGTTCTGTGAGAAGCCAATCTGCGGCATTCTGCGCCCATTCTCTACGTCAGGGTAACGGGGGATAGGGTAAGGGTCGATGTAGCGGTTCTCCTCCTGCGGATAGTAGGGATAGCGGTCGTTGCCACCTTCCAGTTTACGCAGACGGCGTTCCATCTCACGCTCCCTGCGGTCACGCTCTTCCTCAAGGCGGTCGCGTTCCGGCTCACGGTCTTTGTCGTGGTCACGGAGCATCATCATGCGGCGAAAATTGTTCTTGCCCATAATCTATACCTCCTCAAGAAATGGACGCGGGCGCACCAGCGTGAGAACGGCAGAAGCAGCCAAGATATTTGAACGTGCCGGTGCCGGTGGCAGACGTTGCCACGCGAACAGCATAGCGAGTGCGGGTGTGAATGCTCTCGGCGGTTGCCTGAGCGCAGTTGCAGTCGGTCAAAGGGTATGCGGTAGTCCCTGCACCGATGGTAATGACCACAGGGGCGTTGATGGTGGTCGTGTCCGGGATGCTCTGGGCAACCACGATGCAATACTTCTCTCCGTTCTGGTATGCGCCAGCAGGGATGTTGATGGTCAGCGTGTCATTGGCAAACGTGACAGACTGGCTCAGAACCAGATGCGGGCAGAGTTTGCAGCTTGTTTTGCAAGCCATAATGTTTTCCTCCTAAAAAATCAGGGGCAGAGGTGTCTTACCCCTGCCCCGATGGTTCACCCGGTATTATCGGGGAGTGTGTGGGTTAGCAGCCGCAGCAGTTCACGCCCAAGTTGGGGTTTGCCACCTGATAAGCGGGAATCGGACGAGGATTGACCCGGTTCAGGATGGTGTCGGTCTGGGCGCTCATCGCGGAGGTAAGAAGCGCATTCTGACGATCCTGGGAAGCGGCGAACTTCAGGCTCTGGTTCTCAGCGGTCAGGGTGGCGATCTTATCCTGCGTGAAGTAGTCCATCATGCTGCGGAAGTTGGCGTTGCAGTTGTCGATAACTGCACGGGCGTTGTCTGCGATAGCCTGACGGGTAGCGCAGTCCTCCGTTGCGATGGTGTACTTCAGGTCGCCGATGAGCTGCTTGTTCTCGCAGCAGCAAGATGCAAGCTGCGTGGCAAGTGCGGTCTGACCAGCCTGCCGTGCGTTACCCTCCTGCATGATGGCAAGGTTGATGGCGTTGTCGCCGTTGGACACGCTGCGTTCCAGACCGTTCACGAGCTGTGCGTTCTGGTAGCCAAGCTGACAGATGGCGCTGTTTACGCCTGCAAAGCCGTTCGCGATGTTGGTGTTGACGCCGTTGATCTGCGCCAGCTGGTCATACCCCAGAGAGCAGATACCGCTCTGGATGCCCGCCAGAGAGCGGGAGGTATCCTGCTGATAGAAGCCCTCAGACAGAGCCGCGCGGGTGTCTGCACCGCCCTGACCGCTTGCGCCAGTGCCGACCAGATAGGGGATGTAGCTGTTCATGCCGTTGTCGCCGCCGTTCCGGCCATAGCCGTTCGTGCCCCAGCCGAAGATGATAGCGAGGATGATAACAGCCCACAGACCTTCGTTGCCGAAGAACCCGCCGTTGTTATTGCCGCCGTCCTGCCCAGCCAGATAGCCAGTTGCAAAATCGTCCATAACAAAACTCCTTTCGGTTTTGCGTTATGCTATCCCACCGCCGTATGCGATGGGCGAAGCCAAACAAATGCGGTTTTTGTCAAGTCCGCAAAACTGAGAAGCGTTTCGCTTAGAGGGATGCTTATTTTAGGATTGTTAAGTCAGCTTGGAGGGTTGTCTTTTTTGTCTTTTTGGTCATCCCAATTTTTGCTGGCAGCGCCGAAAATGAAGCCAAGCATTAAAGGAACCCATATTTTGTCATTGCCGCACAGATTGTTGATGTCAAAATCTTTTTCGGAATGGTTGTTTTCAAAATCATCCATTGTAAAGCCTCCTCACTTCGGAAGCGTCAAATTCAGGACGTTTGCTAGCTGGTTCAGGTCGATGCCACGCTCTTTGGCGAGGTTCTGCGCCATCGTTCGGAGCTGTGCTTCGTTTTTGCCCTGAATCAGGTTTAGCCCCTGCATGATGGGTGCGCTCTGCCCACCCAACTGCTGGATAAGCCCCATCGGGTTTTGCCCGGCACGAGCCAGATTTGCAAGCTGCATGATAGGGCTGTGAGTAATCATGTCAAACGGAGAGGGCATCGTTTATTCTCCTTTCTTCGCTGCGGCAGTAGGCTTAGAAAAGCTCTTCTGCCATTTTTCCAGCTCATCCAGACGAAGGACGAGGGCGTTGTACTGCTCAATAGGCACATACTGCTGTGTCGGTGCAGCGGTCTGCTGTTCCTGTTGTGCTTGCATTTGCCGCCATGCTTCCGGGCTGTAGAACTCCTGCACATAGGATTCGCAGGTGTCTGGGTTGAGACGCTTGCAGTAAATCACGCCGCTGCGCAAGTCCGGGCAGTAGGTCGGTCTGCCGTATAGGTCAGACGGTATTGCCAAAAACTCCTCCCTGCTGGAAACAGGTCTACCAAGCAACCAACCGCCATCTTGTGCCGACTGCTGAACAGGCTGTTGCCCATTCATCGGCTGCGGACGCTGCGGCTGTGCCTGTTGCATCTGCGTGTTTGGAAGGGGAGCGGCAAGCCCTACTGTGCCCATGCCACCGTAAGGATTGACAGGCTGCTGCGGAACATAGGGTGCTCCGGGTGTCGGATAATAGCTCATAATACATCCCTCCTTGTGTACCCAGTGTACCGCATCGGCAAAAACCGAAAGACAACGAAGGTACAACGAAGGACAAAAAAGAAAAGCGCCCACACGGAAAAATCCGCATGAGCGCTTAACTGTTAAGGGCTTCACTTTGGAAGCAAGGCTAAAATATCACGTTTTGACTTGCAAGACAAGAGCTTCGGCAAAACTAGTGTGAATAAAACAAAAATCTCCCACTTTGCCTACAAAGTACCCCGCGTGGAGCGCAGGTCTTCGGCAAAGCAGGGGATTTTTTTGTAAAATCAAGAGCGGAACCGCCCACAGGCAATGCCACTCTCTACAAAGGCCGGAGCCTTTCAAATCATAAATCGTATGGCGTATAATGCAAAGACGCATATACCGATAAAGCCACGCCTATAAATGCACTATGCCAAAACGGAAAGACGGCTTTTAGAACGCTTGATGTCGCCCCAAAAATAATCAGAGCGAACAAGACACGAGATAAAAAGCGATATATTTTATTTGCCATAATTCATATAAAATCGTCTCCCGCATGGTACGCACTGCAAGTAGGCGGGCGGGAGACTGATCGGCGCCTATCTGGCAACCGCTTTTTTCATTCCCAGATAAAGCACTGGGCTAGCTGGCAAATATCCACCCTAATGCGCTTCTTCGAGAGGCCGGGCAGATTTCGTTGGTATTATTATACCACAATTCGTGCAAAAAGAAAAGCCAGCGGGTAAACGTTCTTCCGCTGGCTTCCTGTACACTATGCCGTCACTGGGTGTACACCAGTACGGCCTCGCATACATAGTATATCACACATCCAGCATTTTATCAATAATTTTCAGCCTATTGCTGATTGATGTCCGACAATACGGCACACGCGCTGCAATATCAACTTGGCATAGCTGGTCAACGTACCGCAACCGGGCGATTTTCCGGTCATACCTCCCAAGCGGCGCACGTTTTATCACAGCTTTTATCTGTTCTGCATTAAGCCCTTGCAACGCTGGCGGAAAGACTATGCGAGCCGCCGCCACAGGCAGCACCGAGCCAGAAAGGCTGCGGCAGCTGTCCGGCGTTGCGCACCACATTGCCAAGCACGGCAAACTGGTGACAAAACGTCACCAGTTTGTTGGCATTGCCGAGATGGTATGTTTTCGTGAGGCCACGAAGACGTGCGCAGACCATTTTCGTGACGTGCCGAAATTGTTCGTGTGCGGCGTACATCTCGGTGACGCCACCGGGATGCTCGTATGTAGTGCTTGCCATGATATCCTCCTTACAGTGTGATTTCCTCAGCGTTCGCCTTGTCCTCCGCATCCAGTGCGTCGTAGTACGCCTGCGCCAGAGCCTCAACCTCTGCGATGTCGTCGGCGGTCAGCAGTCCGTTGTCGTAGTGCATGTATGCTTTATCCAGCCAGAACGCGACATCGCGTCCTGCTGCAATTTCCCGCTTGATGCTGCGCAGCGTCAGGTCATGGCGAGATCTGCTTTTGATTGCCATATATATGTACCTCCTTATGTGTTAGTCATTGATGCCACAGCGTCCTCAAGGTCAGTAATGCGCTTGATGGGGTCAGCCCTGCCGGTGACAGTTGCACTGTCTGCGTCGGTCAGAACTGTATTCACGCCGCTCAGAGCGGGTATGGGCTGTGCGCCGGTTGCGGTGATAGGAGTGGGAGTTGCCAGCTTGTAAGCAATTTGCACAGGGGTTCCGGCGGCGTATTGGGCGGCAAGGTAGGATTTCCAGGCATCTGTGTTCTCGGGGATTATATCACCCCATCTCACCCGGAAGGCACCCCATACCAAAGCGCAGCCATTGCCTGTATTGTTGTTCGCCACATCATAATGCGGGTAATGACTGCATATTTCGTTTCCTCGTTTTGGTGAGTCGTTGATTGCATCGACAATTTTCGGGGATACGTAATACCAGTCTCTTTTGTCGGCAGCAAGTCCGCCAATAGTCCACGCCTCGCTCCCGTCAAAGGTTACCAGTCCCAATTTCTCCTGCCCCTCACCCGTCACTGCGTCCACCGTGCCGCCGTAGATGGTGTGGGGCAGGGTCAGGGTAGCGGTTTGGCCGGTGTAAGGGGCGTAGGCGGTGGCAGTTGTGCCGAGTTCGAGCTGAACTTTTACTCCGGTGAGGTTGTATGTTTCCCCTTGAGTAACGGTGAAACAGATTTTCCCTATTGTGTCAGTTGCAAGTGCGCTTTCGTTTTGCTCTAATACGGTGTTCCATGCTGGCGAGGCTAAAACTGCCATAGGTGTGCTGACACTCGATGATAAAATTACTGTGCCGGGGACATCGAACGAATCAATATCTAATGCGGCCCAGCCGGTTTCAGTTGCTGTTCCTGAAATAGATATTAGGCCATCTGTTGCAGAAATTGTTACGCCACGCATTGTCTGCTTGCCGTTCCGTATTTTCAGCAGATTCTTCCCCGTCACCTTCACCGCCACGCTGTCTCTGCCCTTAATCGGGCGGACGTTGTCAGGTGATGGGTCACCACTTCCTTCCTGCGTCGGCTCCCAGCTCACCTTACAGCCCAGCGGATATCCCGCCACCGGGCAGAACTGCACCGGGTTGCCGGTCTCTTCAATGGGCGGGCAGAGCACATCCACGATGTGCTTGCTGCTCCACGGGGCACTCTCCGTTATGGCGGTATCGTCGATTTGTGTGCCATCTTTGCCGTCTGCACCTGCCGGGCCGACTGGGCCCTGTGGCCCCTGTGGTCCAGTGTCGCCGGTGTCTCCTTTCGGGCCCTGCTCACCCTGCGAGCCACGCTCGCCCTGTATGCCCTGGGGCCCCTGTTCCCCTTGGGGACCGGTTTCGCCCTGCGGGCCGGTGGCACCAGTCGCACCGGTAGGGCCGACTTCGCCGCGCTCACCTTGCGGACCAGCCTGGCCGATGGGGCCAGGATCGCCTTTGTCTCCTTTGTCGCCCTTAAAGTTGCCGTTGGCGATGCCGTCTTTGAGCGCTTTCAGGCTGTCAGCGGCCTGCTTGGCGCTCTGCCCGGCCTTTTTGGCAGATGCCCCGGCCTGCTCTGCTGCCGTCTGTGCATCGGTCTTGGCCTGCTCTGCGGCGGTGGCATCGGTGTGCACGGCATCCACCAGCTGCTGCCATGCAGAAGTGCCCGGTTCCGGCGTGGTGCCGTCCTCCGTGCCGCTGTTGGCGCTGACACGATACCGCAGGTCTGCGCTGGTGACGGTCTTGGTGCCGTCGGTGCCCTCAAAGGTGACGCACCCGCTCCCGGTCTGTGCGGTCACGCTGGCGGGCACGGCCACAGAGCCGTCCACCACCAGCGAGGATGCCGGGTCTTTGCTGTCCGGGACGTGCCAGAAGCAGCGGATAGCCAGCCCTTCCCACTCGCCGGAAGCGGTGACGGCAAGCCTGTACACGCCCCGGTTCTTGGTGTAGCCAAAGCGCACCAGCTGCTCATAGCCCGGCACTTTGACGACGCCATTGGATGCGAGAGATACGCTTTGCTCGATCATGTTTTACTCCTTGTTGATGGTAGGCTTCTTTTCCAGTGCCTTTTTCATCATCCACACAGCCTTTTCAATGACGGCATCCAGCACTTCGTCGGTGATGATGGGCTTGAGCCAGTCCGGCAGGGCGGAGCGGAGGGCCGCAAAGACCTGGGCCTTTTTCTTGGCACCCTGACCGCTGCCCATGATGCTGTTTTCTGCCAGGGTCACCAGTTCCAGCGCCCACTGCTTGACGTACTGCTTGTAACCCAGGCGAATTGCACCTACGGCCAGAGAGATAAAGCCCAGGGCCATCAGTACCAGTGCGATGGGTGCGGGGATAAAGTTAAGCATTGCTTCCATGTTTCGTTACTCCTTCCATGAGGTAATTATCAATTTTTTCCTTGCTGGCCTGCATAGCGGGCACGTTGTTTCCGGTCAGCTGTGCTTCCAGCAGGGCACGAACGGCTTCAAGCGTCAGGCGGTTTACTTCGTCGATTTCCCCGAAGCGGGACAAATCGCGCCCAAGCGCCAAAGAATGTTGCGCATAGCCCGTTTCTAGCGTTTGCAAGCGCTTGTCCATTTCGTCAAGCCGCTTGTTCTGCGCATCGTCGGGGGCCTGTGCATTTTTGACGTACTTGTGGATGATGTCCAGCACCTTGTCGATGGTGATGACTGCGGCGCACAGGCTGCCCAGGATTCCAAGCACCCACAGGAGAGCTTCTTTTTCGGTCATTTGCCCTCCCGGAGACGGGTCAGACCCTTCTTGCAGATGATACGGGGGTAGTTGAGGGTAGTGACGTTGAGGTCTACGTTGCCGGAGATGCCCGGCACGCCGCCCTTGCTGGTGTGCTGGTGGGCGTTGTAGGCAAACGTCACGTTGGGCGTCTTGCCGGTGTAGTCGGCCAGCCAGACATCGTAGGGGCTGAGGGCGGCACCGCCCATATACAGGCGTGTCTTAGCAAAGCTGGTGTAGGTATAGAGCTGGGCATAAAAGCCCATGCTTTCCACCTTTTTCAGGGCGTAGGCTGTCAGGTCGGTCAACGCCTGCTTGCCAAGAACCCTGAATTTGTTGTCCTCCACGTCCACTGCCACAGGCATTTCCAGCGTCTTGCCACGCAAGGCGTCAGCCAGCAGGGAAAGCTCTGCATCGGCCATTGCCTTGCTGGTGGCGTAGGTGTAGTAATACACGCCCACTGCCAGACCTGCCGCTTTTGCGTTGCGGTAGTTGGTCTCAAAGGTGGGGTCGATGTACAGGCCGTCTGCCCGCTTGGAGAGCCTGCGGTTTGTGCTGACGGTCTTGAGCATGACGCCCTGATAACCAGCGGCCTTGACCTTCTTCCAGCCCTCCGGTGTAATGTTGCCCTGATACCGGCTTACGTCGATGTAGCGGTAGGGCGGTGCTCCCGTCCACTCGGTCACAGATGCCATCGTGTCCTCCTGTTCTGCCTGTTCTTCCGCCAAAGCGGCAAAGAACCTGCTCAAAAAGTTAAAAAGTGCGGTCAAAAATGTATTGTTTATTGCGATCACCCTCCAATCACATTTCCTTCTCCGTCCACCAGTACCTCCTGCGGCAGGCAAATTCCCTGACGGTAAAGTTGGCAGACAGGGCCTTGGAGCTCTCCCAGGCTCGGGGGTATGCATTAAGTGCTATGGACGGCCTCCTGCTGGGCCAGCAGCTCGGTCAGCTCTTTGTACTCGGATTCGGCGATGCGGCCGAGGGCGTAAAAAACATCAATTTTTTCCGCAAGGCCAGCGGTCTGGCCGCGCTCGATCAGGCGTTTACAGATACGATACAACATAGTTTTTACCTCCTTATGTGGTTCTTGTGTCAGTGGTGGTGTCGTCGGTCAGTCCCAGCTCCAGCAGGGCGACGCGGTATTCCTGATCTACCGCCAGGGCGTCCGTGTCCGCCTGCGCGGCCTGCGTCTCGGTCAGCAGCTCGGCCAGCGTAGGGTAGTGGTAGCCGGTGAGCCAGATCTCTACGGTGTAGCCGCCGGTCGACGTTTCTGTTGCAAAGTGCAGGGTCCCGTCTGTCCGGAAAGTGGTGTTG